AAGGTTTTGGCAATACTCGCCCCCAACTTAAGGTGTCCCCGGTTGGGTTGTGGCAGACCAGCTTGCGCAGCGATACTGTGGCGACTTGTCGCTACTTCTGCTTGCGTCGCTTGGGCGGCCTTTCGGAGAGCATTTCCTCGATCATCTGCAACACCGGCTCGCCCACTTCCTTCGTGACGGCGAACAGCAGATCCCATTCCGCAGAGGTGCGCTCGCCCCTCAGGCGCTTGACCTTGGCGTGGATCGCCTTGTCGTCGAGCAGTTCGCGGAAGCGTTTCAGCCGCTTCGGCTTCTCCTCCGCCAACAGCATCAGCAGCAGGATCGCCAAGCCAACGGCGACGTTCGGCCGCTGGCCGGCGGGCGGGGGTTGGGCCATCAGGTTCATCCTCCATACCGTATCGAGGAAATTCGGCGAGGCCACTATGCGCACTACCCATTACGGGCGCGCGTTTGGCCTGATCGGCGGACTCGGCTTCAGCATCGCTTGCTGGGCGGGCCTCGTGGCCCTGGTGAGCTGAGCCCATGGCCCACTCAGAAATTCACGTCACGCGCACTGTACCCCAGGGTTTCCCAGACCCCTGCGCGTGGGAGCGGGCTGACCATAAGTCGCCGGTCAGCCCGCTCCACTTTGTCGCGTCTCATATACCGACCCATAGCCCGCCACAGGCTGATCCGGGTCTCAATGTCAGTCTCGCCCTGCATCGCCTGGTAGCACCGCAGAGCGCACTCGATCCCGTCCGCTGTTTGACCCTCCATCGTCATGTCCATGTGACCCGTTGCCCCTGCGACCAAGCGCCGCGAGGCAACAGATGACGGGAAGATGCATGCGTGTCTTGGAACGTAAATCCCAACCTTTGCTCAGGCACCGGGTCTCTGCGGCCCTGCGTGCGCAGATGAAGGCCCTCGGCCTCACCGCGAAAGAGCTTTCCCGCCAGATCGAAGAGCAGACGCCACACCGGCTGGACTTCCGCACGATTCAGAACGCGTGCCTTCCAGACCAACCGAGCTGTTCCCTCGATACCTACGAAGTCCTGATCGCCTTCTTCGGCTGGGACTTCGCAGACATCACCATTGAGCCTGTCGTTGGGGCGTCACGGCTCGCTTCATTGGAAAAAGAGATAGCCCATGAGCAGGCGATCATCCGGGGTAAGGAAGCACGGCTTGCGCGCCTTCGCGCGGCTGGCCTGGCGCAGTCTGATGCGAGTGGCGGGGCTCTACGGCTGGTCGGCTCGTAAGGTCGGCCTAGGCCTGCACGATCACGGTTCGAAGGTCGAGCTGTGGTCCGAGTTCGAACGGCAGCGCGTCTCGCGGCCCGTTCCCCCTCTTAACCCGCGCAGCGCGGATCTCGTCGCCTTCCTCAAGTCGGAAGACGCGTGATGACCCGCGAACTCCTGACAAACGGCCTGGAGACCTATTTGGATGCCGCGGCCAAGGCGCCCAAGCGCAAGTTCCGCAACGTCCCAACGGAAGTGGACGGCGAGACTTTCGCCAGCCGGAAGGAAGCCAAGCGCTACGGTGAGCTGAAGCTGTTGGAGAAGGCCGGCTACATCCGGGATCTCCAGCTTCATCCCAAGTTCCCGCTGAAGGTCAATGGCCTGCTGGTCTGCACCTACATTGCGGACTTCGCGTATCAGCGCCGGGACCTGAAGCCGGGCCATCCGGCGAACGTGGTGGAGGACGTCAAGTCCGCGATCACCCGCAAGCACCCCGTCTACCGCATCAAGAACAAGCTCTTCGCGGCCTGTTACGGCCTCGAAATCACGGAGGTCTGACGGTGATCTCCGCCGACCTCATCCAAGACCTTCACGACATGCCCAGCGAAGAGCTGCGCCAGGTCATGGCCCACGCTGCTGGCATCCACGTCGAGCGTCACGGAGGCGAAGACACCTCCAAAGCCCTGACCCGCATCGCCTACGCGATCCTTCACCACTTCAAGACCGAGGGCGAAGCATGAGCCGCCCCGTGTTCTGGAATGACGAGCGTTGCGAAGAGGTCACCGCCCTTCGCAAGGCCGGCCTGAGCCCCGCCCAGATCGCCGCGCGCATGGGCGTGAACCGCACGGCGGTCTCGGGGATCATCTTTCGTTTAGGCCTGACCGAGAAGCGCTGGAAGAAGCCGTCCAAGGCTGAGCCGCGACCGAGCTACAAGCTTCCGCCGCGTCGCCTGCTGAACGCCGAGATCAAGCCGTCCCTGACCCCTTTCGCGCCGGACGATACCTGCCCTGACTTCGCTTGGGATGAGCAGCATTGCGCCGCCGTTCTGGCGGAAGGCGGCTACGTGGCTCTGAACCTCAGGAGGGCTGCATGAGCAACCCTTCTAACGCGGCGGGAGGCGAGTTCGCTACGGCCCGCCGAGGTGTGGTCGATTTTTCCGAACGGGCCTTCATCCGAGAGCGCGCAAGGGCCGGAACCAGCGCTGCCCAGATCGCCAAGATGATCGGGCGGCCCGTTCAGGATGTGCTGCCGTGGGTTTCCTGTGATCAGACCGAACCCGCGCCCGACGTAGAGCCGGCTGTGAAACCGCCGCCTGCCAGGATCAACCGAGAGCCGCGCGCCGTGCTGTGGAAGCCGCAGCGTCCCACAGTACAGGTCTATCCATGCACCGGCGTTCGGGTGACGTTTTCCGCCTCAGTTGACCTTCCGACCGGAAGGCTAGGCTTCGCAGTGACCCACCGAGCGACACGCGTCACCGTCGCCGAGATCCAAAAGCTGGTAGCTGAGCATTTCAGACTGCCGCTCAAGGAGATGTCCTCTGAGTGCCGGAGGCGAGAGGTAGCCAGACCTCGACAGGTCGCCATGTGGCTGTGCAAACAGCTTACCAACCGCTCCATGCCCGACATTGGTCGGCGCTTCGGCGGGCGCGACCACACGACAGTCCTGCACGCCGTCCGGCGCATCGAGGCTCTCAGGGTCGATGACCCGGTGATCGCCTACGATTGCAACTTCCTGGTGGCACAGCTCGGGGGCATGCCCGCGTGAGCACAGTTGGCTTCATCCGTCGCTGCCAGGAGGCTGGTCTTGATCTTGAAACCGCCCTGAAGGCCGCCGAAGCCTTTGAGGTGGAGTTGAAGATCGCCGTTGATGCGGTGCTGGAGCCCAAGCGCGCGAAAGACCGCGAGAGGAAGCGCAATGTTCCGCGGAATTCCGCGGAATCCAGCGATTCCGTGGAATCCGCGGAAACCCTTTCCCTCCCTCTTTCCCCCCAGACCCCCCAATCACCCACCCATACCCGTGAGAGTATAACTACACGCGAGGAGCGCGTTCGCGAGGACGCCGGGTTCGTGAAGTTCTGGGCGGCGTATCCCCGGAAGACCGCCAAGGCGGACGCCCGGAAAGCCTTCACCAAGGCCTGGAAGAAACTCCCCCCCTTCGACGAAGAGCAAATTCTGATCGGCGGGCTCGAGAGGGCGCGGGCCGGGTGGGGCGAGGCCCAATTCATCCCGCACGCCGCGACCTGGCTCAACGGCGAGCGATGGCAGGACGAACCAGCCGAAGTGATTCAACTCCAGCCCCGGCAGACCCATGCAGCTCCCCGCCAAGACGACAAATTCGCTGCCAAGCAGGCCAACCTCGCCCGAGCTTTCGCAGCCGCTGACCGAGTTGCTGGACAGCAACGATATGAGCCCTGACGACGCTGCTCGGCGCATCGGCCAGTTCATGACCCTCCGAGAAGAGACGAGGGCGGCGCTCCCGGCGCTGAAGGCCGGGGCCGAGTGGAAGTCCGGTGACGATGGCGTCAAGGCCGTGATCGGCAAGCGCTTCGCCCTCTACCCCCAGCCACCGCGGTCTGATGGCGAATGGGAAGCGTGGTGGGCGGATTACGTCGAGGTGCTGAAGGACGTGCCTCTGGCCTGCCTGGAGGCGGCGATGCGGGCCTGGGTGGCCCGGCCGTCGTCGGAGTTCATGCCGAAGCCCGGACAACTCCACGAACTGGCCCACACGACGGTCAGCAAGACCCTTCGCCGCTATCAGCGAGCCCGTAGAGCGATTCAGCTAGCCGATGAGCCCGAGACGCCCGCGCTGGTGATCCCAGACGGCGTGGCGGTCGATAACGCCACGAAGATCCGCGAGATGCTGGCGGACTTCAACGCCAGGTCGGTCAAGGCCGTCACCCGGCCGCCCGCACGGAACACCGCCGGAAAGGTCGATGAAACCGGCATCACGCCAGAGCTTCGCGAAGTCATGGCGAGGCGAGCTTAGTACCGCTTACCCATCAACCACATAAGGAAATCGTTATGGACGAATACGCCAAGTACAACTCGCAAGCCCCCGCCCTCGCTCCGAAGGAGCCGCCGGCCGTCGTGGAAAGCATCCAAGCAGGCCACCGCTATGCATCGGCGCTTTCGGAAGTCTTGGAGAGCCTACTCGGCGACTTGCTCGGCTACGGGGCGGACGTAGCTGCGACCGGCGCCTCGCCATCATGCGGATTAGTCAACGACGCGGAACTTCTCGCGAGCCGCCTCAATGGCCTGATCAGCACCGCTGAGCGGATCAAGGATCGCCTCTCGCCGCCCAAGGTTCATGAACTGCGTGCGGGTACGATGGGCATCTCAGCGGGCAGGATGTAGCCATGCACGAACAAGCCTGGATTGACGAGAAGCGCCGCAAGCGGATGGAGAAGGTCGATGAATACGACCCGGAAATCCGCGCGCTGATCCACGAGTACGGCCTTAGCGTCGTCCAGGCTCTCTGGGATTGCGGGGTCAAGAAGCCCCGGCAGATGAAGCACGTCGTTGAGACGGTGCTGGACGAGTTCAGTCCCACGCGGGGCTCTTACGCTCGCCAAGGACTTAGAGTCGAGGTGACCCGAGGGGCCGCGGCACCCGAGGGCGCAGAGGTGTCGGCGAGTGTTCCGGGATGAGCAAAACCTTTCAAAGGAAGTGGGGCTAGCCATGGCACGACGTAAGACCAAAGGCTCCAGCAAAGCTGGTCGGCCGCGCAAATCCGGCGACCGCTACCCGTCCGGCAAGCTGAAGCCGCCGGCGCCCAACGAAGCGCTCTTGACCCGCCGCAAAGCGGGGGACGCGTCGGCGGGGGAGCACCCCCTAGACTTTGCCCTGTCACGTCAATGGATCACGGAGCAGATGCACCGGGACGCCATGTCGTACAGGGCGGCGTTCAACCTGTCGCACATCGGCGGCCCTCGCATGAGCTGCGGGAGCCTGGCGGAGGTCCCGCCCAGCGAGACGCTTCGCATGAACTGGTCGCAGATGAGCGATGCTGAGATTGTGGACATCTTCGACCGGGTGTTCAGCGGCGATATCCAGCCCGAGGATAGGCCCAAGCTTGAGGCTGCGGCCCTGGAGCGCTGGAAGCGACTGAATGTCGCGCTGAGCGCTACCGAGCGCGAGGAACTGTTCCTCGTGTGTGTCCTCGGTTCGTGGCCGTTCTGGATGCCCAAGAAGGCCTCGGCCCACGCGCTGGGGGTCAGGGATCTGACGAAGGAAGAGAACCTCTTGCACGGGCTGTCCGCAATCGCTCGCGCTCTACGTCCGCCGAAGCGCCAGACGGCGCGCATCACGCCGCTCCCGTTCAAGCGCGCTCGTGCCGGCCGCACGGAAGTTCCGGTGCGCTATGAGACCGATGACGGCCTGGAGGTGCAGCCGGAGGCGACGGAGACCGGGAAACCATTCGAGGTCACTATTTTGCGTCGGAGGGCTTGACGCACACAAGATGGTGTGCCAAAACTACCGAAATGAAATCGTCGAGGCCTTGCGTTCAGGTCGCCGATTTCTCCCAGACAGCCCGCCCCGAACAACAGCACTCATCGCGCCAGACGCTTTTACGCACGTGTCGGTGAGCGGGCTTCCCTACCTCTGTGCGAGGTCCCCATGTCCCAAGAAGCTCTAGCCCTTATCGTGGTTAGTGTTCTGGGGGCTAAGCTGGGCCTTGCAGCTTGGCTGTTCGCGTATCGATGCGATCAGCTCAACAAAGAGAACGCAGAGCTTCGTAAGCTTCTGGAGCCGTATCTGACCTGAATAGTTCATCCCAGGGAAGCCTTCGTGGGCGCGTTCCGCGCCATCACCCAGGCCCTGCAAACTGGAGCGAAACGTGCGGCCACCCGAAGCGCTTCTCCCCGATATGATCGCTGCTGGGTTCGGGGATGAAGATCCCAAGGTGATCGTCTGCCAAGGCCCGCCGGTGTGTGGCCTTCAGGGGGATGAAGCTGAGGCTGCGATGCGGGCCGGGTGCGTCTGGTGTCGGCGGATCACCATTCATGCCGACGGTACTGAGACGATGGTGGAACCCGCGTCCACCTAGGCCCACAGGTCGAACGTGAAAGTTCCCGGGAGGACCCATGAAGGTCCATATCCTCCTCACCGAGGCCCGGAAGACAGCCCAAACCTACACCGTAAAGCCCTCCCTCAACGGAGGCTTCAACGTCTGGAACTTCCGAGGCTGGGATAAGGAACAACCTGGCTGGCGGGTAATCTCCACCAACCACAAGGACAGAGCTCAAGCCTGGCTCTACGTCCTAGACCGGCTCAACCTTATTCCCCCAGATGATCCCAAGCCTGAGCCCATCCGGGCTAGGATCGTGTGGAGCGCTAGCGGGGACTGGGAGCCTTGGTAGGCCAACTGATACGCTGGTCAGCAGCCCAAGGCAGTAGCCGGCGAGAACCGCCATCACGAGGGCCAGGGCGGCGTAGTGGAGTTCGGAGCGGGTCACTTAACGTGGCCCTTCTTCTTGGCGAGCTCGCGGATGCCGGCGCGGATCACCCACTGTCGGGTTTTCCCCTCGGCGGCGGCGATCTGATCGACAAGCTCTAGCAGCTCGGGACTGAGCGTCAGGTAGACGCGCGGCTTCTTCGTGGGCATACAGAAGGTGTAACACCGCCTTCGCTCGCCGCCAATAGGTGTTACACCGCGGCGGAGGTCGCCATGCTCTACGACGGCAAGAGGCCACAAGAGCTATCCAACGAGGAGTTGGAAGCCGCCGCCGTCTACTGCCATCGCATGAAGCACTGGACTGCTCAGGTTTTCGAACGCAACGACGCGGCAATTCAGGAACTGTCCGCCGAGTACGCCAGCCGCAACGGCTACGCGCTCGATCCGGACATTGAAGACCTCGAGCCCGCGTCCAGAGAGACCAACTGACTAACGAGCTCACGCCGCGACGCCTTCGGGCGGCCTTGACTGGCAAGCGGCTCCATCTTCGCCCGACCGGAACACTGACCTAGCCTCCGTTGCATTCCTGCCAGCCGTCACCGCGACGGGCGATCCCCACAACCTCGATCCCGAGGACATCAACACTCCAGCCCAGCGAACAATCCGCAAGGAACTCGCGAAGGGGGCAACCATGGCTGACGCCAGCGAACTGCCTGCGGATCTCCACGCTATGGAGGTAGAGCTTCGGAAGCTCGACGCGGCCGAGGCCCGGATCAATCCCAGGTCGCTCCCCTACTTGAGCATGGCGCCGGCCGACAGCGACACGATGAGCGTTCGTCTCTCGACGCCGTCGCCAACTGAGGAAGAGCGGCGGATAGCGTGGTCCGTGCTGGCGAGGAGCGCCGCGGAGCGCGATGACGGCCCGGCTGGGTGGACTGAAGTGCGCGAAGGCGGCCGTTGCCGCATCGATCTGCACTGGCCGAGGGTGGCGTGATGGCCGGCGGCAGGCCCAGCAAGTTCAAGCCCGAGTTCATCGAGCAGGCCCGAAAGCTGGCGGCGCTAGGCGCTACCGACCGAGAGGCGGCCGACTTCTTCGGCGTGAACGAAGCGACGCTTCATCGTTGGAAGCACGAGCACGCGGAGTTTTGCGAGTCCCTAAAGGTGGGCAAGGAACAGGCGGACGACCGGGTGGAGCAATCGCTCTATCGCCGGGCCGTTGGTTACCAGCACGACGCTGTGAAGATCCACGTCTCGGCTAGCGGCGAGATTACGCAAGTGCCGTTCACCGAGCATTACCCGCCGGATACGACCGCGGGCATCTTCTGGCTGAAGAACCGCCGCAAGGAAGTCTGGCGCGACCGGCACGAAACCGTCGTCACTGATCCGGACGGAAACAACCCGTTCGCCGCCCTGATGGAAGCCGTGGCTTCGAATGGCCGTCCCCGCCCAGGTTCTTGAGAGCTTCAGCGATCATCGCTGGCGCCTCAACAATCTCTACTGGATCACCGACAAGGAGGGTGTCCGCCAGCGCTTCCAGATGAACTGGGCGCAGGAGGAGCTTCTCGACCAGATGCATTTCCTGAACCTGGTGCTGAAGGCGCGCCAGCTCGGGTTCACGACCTTCATCGAGATCTACATGCTCGATGCCTGCGTGTTCTTCCCCGACACTCGGGCGGGGGTGATTGCGCACACGAAGGACGACGCGGAGGCGATCTTCCGCGACAAGATCAAGTACGCGTACGACAACCTACCGGACCAGATCAAAGCGTCGAACCCGATCAAGCGGGACAACACAACAACGCTGGAACTGGCGAACAACAGCCTGATCCGCGTCGGGACCAGCCTCCGCGGCGGAACGCTGCAGTATCTGCACATCTCAGAGTTCGGGAAGATCTGCGCGCGGTTCCCCCACAAGGCCCGCGAGATCGTGACGGGGGCGCTCAACACCATCGAGCAAGGTCAGATGGCCTTCATCGAGAGCACCGCGGAGGGGCAGGAGGGGCGCTTCTTCGACATGTGCGAGGAAGCGCAGGCCAAGCAGCGGTTGGGCTCAAAGCTGACGTCGCTGGATTGGAAGTTCCACTTCTTCCCGTGGTGGCGGGAGCCGACCTACACTATGGACCCCGAGGGGGTGGTGATCCCGCCCAGCATGGAGAAGTATTTCGCCGAGGTTGAAGCGGTGGTCGGCCAGACGCTCACCGCCGGCCAGCGCGCCTGGTACACGAAGAAGGCGGAGACGCAGCTCGACGACATGAAGCGCGAGTATCCGTCCACACCGAAGGAGGCCTTCGAGGCCTCGGTTGAGGGCGCGTTCTACGCCGCACAGATCGCGGCGGCGGAGATTGACGGGCGGATCGGCCGGGTTCCCCACGAGCCACAGCTTCCGGTGGAGACCTGGTGGGACCTAGGGATGGACGACGAAATGTCCATCTGGTTCGTGCAGCGGTTCAAGCGCGAGGTTCGGTTCATCGACTACTACGCCAACTCGGGCGAGGGCCTGCCGCACTACGCCAAGGTCATTTCTGACAAGCCTTACCTCTACTCCCGACACATCGGGCCGCACGACAGCAACATCCGCGAACTGAACACCGGCAAAAGCCGCGTCGAGACGGCGGTGGCGCTGGGCCTAAAGCCTTGGATCGTTGCGCCGCAACTTCCCGTCGCCGATGGGATCGATGTCGTTCGGAACCTCCTGCCGCGCGCCTATTTCGACGAGAAGAAGTGCGCAGACGGCATCAAGGCGCTGAAGAACTACCGCAAGGAATGGATCGAGGAGCGGGGCGTTTGGGGGTCTAAACCCCGGCACGACTGGGCCTCCCACCCTTCCGATGCGCTCCGAACGGGGGCGACAGCGCCAGAGCCGAACGCCCCGGTGGAGAAGCCGAAGCCCAAGCCGCACATCGGCGCTGGCGGATGGATGTCATGACCCGAGCCTCACACCAGCGCATCGCCAAGCGCGCGGCCAAGTTCGATCCGCCCGACTTCACGATGCCGCCGCCCGGAATGCTGAGCGAGCAAGTGGACCTCGAGGCTTACGGTCTGGTGCTCGGCCTGGTCCATCCCGACGATGGCCCGTTGATGGTCGCGGTGTGGGACGGGGAGCGACTCCGGCGTCTGTTGCCCGAGCAAGCTTCGACGTGGGCCGACGAACTGGTGGCGGCTGGACAGGCCGTGCCGCTGGCGCCGGTGATTGAGGCGATCCGCACCTTGGTCAAGCGGGTGGGCGAGATCGTGACGGCTTCGATCATGCGGCAGATGGAAGTGGAGGGGCAGGCGTAATGACTTTGTTCGAAATCGCCATCCTGCAGCGGATCATCGAAGAGTCCCGTCGTCTGGCTCGGCGTGAACCGAAGAAGAGAGCGCGTCACCTGCGCTCGGCCACGAGGGCTAAGCGCCTGCTGCGGAAGGATGCGCGTCGCGTCGCGGACTACTGGGCGATTTCGAGCCGTGAGCGATTTGCCCTGACGCCGAGGGCCGCCTGATGCGTTGGGATCGAACCATCCGCGACTGCGCCCTCGAAACCGTTCTGGGCGCTCTCTACGCGCATGAGATCAACTGCGGCCTGCAATCCTTCTGGGATGGCGGTTGGTCGGTCTGGATCGGCGACGACATGAACGGCGTCCGGGCTGAGGCCGACTTCCAGCGCGATCAACTGACGGATATCCCCGCTTGGCTGGCCGACAATGCGGAGCGTCTCTATCCGGCGCTGAGGAACGCTGCCTAATGGCCGGCGCTGACACCTCCCGCGAAGACGACGAGCTCGAAGACGCCAAGGCGGAGTTCGCCCGCGCGAACGAGGCGTGGAGCGAGAACTACAACCGCGCCCTGGAGGATTTCCGCTTCGCCCGCCTGGGTGAGCAGTGGCCCGAGAAGGTCCGCAAGCAACGCGACCTTGAAGGCCGTCCGTGCCTGACCATCAACAAACTCCCGGCCTTCATTCGCCAGGTCGTCAACGACGCCCGCCAGAACAAGCCGTCGATCACCGTCCATCCCGTAGACGACGAGAGCGATCCGGAGACGGCGGAGGTCTATGACGGTCTTATCCGCCACATCGAGCAGTCCAGCGACGCTGACGTGGCCTATGACACCGCCATCGACCACAGCGCCACGGGCGGCTTCGGCTTCTTCAAGATCAACACCCGCTACGCCACGGAAGACGGCTTCGAACAGGACATCGTTATCGAGCCGGTGTCGAATGCGTTCAGCATCATCCCGGACCCCGACACGACCGCCGCGGACTCGTCTGACTGGAACATCGCGTTCGAAGTCGAGAACATGCGCCGGAGCGCGTTCGAGCGTCGCTGGAAGGATGCCGAAGCGGTAAGCTTCGACGCCAACGGCCTCGCCCGCAAGTCTGGGGCCGCCGGCGACAGCGACAACATCCAGATCGCCTATCAGTGGGTTCGGACGGAGACCAAGCGCCGCATTCTCGCGCTTCGCCCCACGCGCCCGCTGACCGACGAAGAGCGAGCCCAGATCGGTCAGGCTCTCCCCGAGAGCATGATCATCGAGGAGGCGGTCTACAAGGCGCAAAAGGAACTGTTCGACGCGCTGGGTTATGAGGTCGTCGGCCAGCCCCGCGACGTGCCCAGCCACAGCGTTGAGCAGCGCATCCTGTCGGGCGCAAACGTGCTTGAGACCAATCCGTGGGCGGGCAAGTGGATTCCCATCGTCCCGGTGTATGGCGAAGACCTGAACATCGAGGGGCAGCGCCATCTGTCCGGCCTGGTCCGCTCGGCGATGGACGCTCAACGGCAGTTCAACTACTGGCGCACGACGTCGACTGAACTTGTTGCGCTGGCGCCCAAAGCTCCGTTCATCGGTCGTGTCGGCATGTTCGAAACCGACCAGGCCAAGTGGGCGACGGCGAACACGCAGAGCCACGCCTATATCGAGTACGACGTTCCTGAGGGTCAGTCGGACGCCGTCGGTCCCCAGCGGCAGCCGTTCGCGGGGGTTCCGGCCGGAGCGCTGCAAGAGGCCCTGAACGCCTCGGACGACATGAAGGCGATCCTGGGGCTCTACGACGCCTCGTTGGGCGCTCGCAGCAACGAGACCTCAGGCCGCGCGATCATGGCGCGCCAGCGCGAGGGCGACGTCGGCACGTTCCACTACATCGACAACCTGTCGCGCTCCATCCGCCACGCAGGACGCATCCTGCTGGACCTGATCCCGAAGGTTTACGCTACGCCGCGCGTCGCCCGCATCCTGGGGCCGAACGGTGACGTTGCGACGGTTCGCGTTGCTCCGAAGTCCATGGCAGAGCAAGAGCAGGCCAAACAGCCCGAGGGCATGGAAGAGGCCGCCGAGGTGGCCCGCATCTACAGCCTGGACGTCGGCAAGTACGACCTCACCGTGACCGCCGGCCCGAGTTTCACCAGCCGCCGAGAAGAAGCGGCGAACCAGATGATCGAGTTCATTCGCGCCTACCCGCAGGCCGCCCCGCTGATCGGGGACCTGTTGGCGAAGAACCTCGATTGGCCGGGCGCTGATGAGGTGGCCGAGCGACTGAAAGCGATGCTGCCCGCGCAGCTTCAGGGCGAGAGCCCAGAGGCAGAAGCGGCCAAGGCGCAGATCCAGAAGATGGCCCAGGTCATCGGGCAACTGAAGGGCGAGAACGAGGCTCTGAAGGCGGATAAGTCGGTCGAGGGACGCAAGGTCGAGATCGATGCTTACAATGCCGAGACCAACCGCTTGAAAGCTGTGATCCCCAAGGGCGCGTCGTATGATCCGGCGGCTATGGAGGCGGTGATCAGCCAATCCCTGGCGCAGCTCTTCAACAGCCCGGACATCCTTGAGGCGGCCGGGCAGGGCGCGCCGCCGGAACAACTCGCGGCGATGTTGGCCCAGCGCATGGGGTCGCCAGCGGGCGACGACCAGGGCGGGCCAACGCCAGCGATGGCGGCCTAACGTGGCGTTCGGCTTTGGAAAACGGCCGCCGCAACGCCGGAATCCAAGCGACCAAACTGAGAACTACAACACTGCGCTGACGCCTAGCGAGGAAACTGCGTTTCAGGCCTGGCGGGACAGCCTGCCGAGCGACCTACAGAATACGCGTGACTACGACCTTCGCGGCGCGTGGAAGGCAAATGCGCAAGCGGCCGGGAACGGTCATCTGCCTGATACCTGGAAGAAGCCGAACCACATCACCTTTTCGGACGGCTCCATCTACGCCAGCCCGCAAAACCCTCCGGGCCAATGGGAACAGTCGCCCGATCAGACGTGGACCTACACGGCGCCGCCTACCTTTGACCGCTATCACTCGGCGGATGACATCCTCAACTATTTCCAGGCTTTCGAGAACGGCAAGCGCGAGGACGGGACGTATGGCGCCCCGAACCGCGTGGTTCTGCCGAAAGGCCGGAAGTTCGGCTTCGGCCGATAGCGGCCCTCGCCGCAAGCGCACCGGCCGCTCTGGTCGCCGGATCGGATCAACCATGGACCTCGCTCCGACCGAGACGATTGAAGGCATTCGCCTAGAGCAAGCCGCGTGGTGCGAAGGGTGGAGACGTAGCCCCCTTTGGCTGCGATTGATCGGGGGGCCGAAGACGCACTACGCAGACCGTGGAAGCTACCGCCTGCGCTGGGGCGAGTTGAGCTTCGGCAGGTGCGGCATTGGGATCCGCCTCGGCGGATACGAAACGGCCCATCTCCAGGTCGCAGTCGGCCTAGCTCAGGTCTTCATCCGGTTGCCGGTGCTCGACAGGGCGATCTGCGGAGGGGTGAACAGCATCGAGAGCCCGCGTTATGGCTTCTCGCTGCACGCGACCGACGTTCATCTCAATTGGGGCCGACGCTGCAAGATCGTCAATTTCCCGTGGCAGCGGCGATACATTTTCAACGAGTACCTGGACGCCGTCGGAGAGTGGCGCCCCCGGCTTTGGCGTGAGGACGGAGCGGAAGCGCCGCGCTGGAGCGCCGAGTATCCCTACCACTACATGCTCGACAACGGAGAGGTCCAGCACGTCACGGCGACGGTGACCCGTGAGCGTCATTGGCCGGTGTGGAAGTGGTTCGGCGAAAGTACGCACATGGCGGCGCTGGGGCGCGTGAAGCGTCCGCGGCGAGCGCGGGTGAGCGACTATCTCCGAGAGGTGCAGAAGCGCTTGCGGGGGCCGGTCGAAACCATCGACATTCGGTTTTCGGATGAAGTCGGCTCTCGCGCCGGTTCTTGGAAGGGCGGAACGCTCGGTTGCTCTTACGAGATGAAGCCGGGCGAGACGCCGCGCCACACGCTGATGCGGATGCAGCGCGAGCGGAGGTTCCGTTAGCGCATGAACACCAGCTTCCAGCCCTCGGGCGAATGGTTCGTGTTCGACGCGGCCACTGGAACGACCATCAAGACAGGCTTCAAGGACAAGGCCCGCGCCATCGCCTGGATCGTGCGCGAGCGCCTGAACGGCAACCCGAACGCCTGATGAAATTACTGCGGGCTGGACTTGAAACCAGCTCCCCTTGGCCTTCGGGGTCGTGTCGCGCAGCATCCTCCGTCCATGGAGGCCTGTTCGCGTTTCCCATGCGCTTCCATCAGCGCCGCCGCAGCCCTGAGAGCCTAACAGAAACAACCCGCTAGGCCAAGCAAGGCGGGCCATCCGCGCCGTCGAGAGACGCCGCTTTCCCTGAGAAGGATGCACCTTGAGCACTGAAGCCAACGACCAACCCGCTTCGGCGGGAGTCGAAGGGCCGGGCGCTGCCGCCCAGACCGACGATATCGACACCGAAGCCTTCGACCGCGCGCCAGCCCCGGACGACGACGCTTCCGACCCAGACGCCGCAACGGCCGAAGGCGAGGACGACGCCGACCCGGACAAGCCAGCCGGCCCCGAAGACGACCTTGTCGAAGTCGAGTACGAGGGGCAGAAGGTGCGGGTCTCGGCCGCCGTGAAGGATGCCCTCCTTCGCCAAGCCGACTATACCCGGAAGACCCAGGAAATCGCCGAGCAGGCGAGGGTCCTGAAAGAGGAGCGTTCAACCTGGGAATCCCAACGGGAAGAATCCAGGGCCGCGCTCCCCGAAGAGCATACCAAGCTGGCGGTGCTGAGCCACAACCTCTCCGCCGTCGACAAGCAGCTTGAGACCCTGAAGGCCGTCGACTGGTCCACCTGGCGAAACCAGGTGGCCGGACTGCCCGACGACGATCCGGCTAAGCTGAAGTACGCTCAATACCGCGACGCCTATACGGACGCGCGGGACCGCCGCATCGAACTGGTCGATGACCTCGAAGCGGCGAAGAAAGACCTCTCCACCAAGGAAGCCGAACGTCTGGCAAAGCAGCAGGAGGCGCAAAACGCCGACCTCGCCAAGCGACGCCAGGAAACGGGGTTGGCTCTGAAGGCTGAGGTTCCGGGCTGGAACAAGGACGTGGCCGCCAAGGTCATTGAGTTCGCCGTGGGTCATCTCGGGATCGCACCCGAGGAAATGGCCAATGCGACGGACCCGAGGACGTGGAAGCTGGTGCACGAGGTGATGACCTCGCGCGCCGAACTGGCCGCCCTGAAGACCACCCAGAAGCAGCAACAGACGGCTGCGAACCATGAAAAGGCGCAGGTGACCAAGCCGGCGGCGACACCGAAGGGCTCTGGCGGGCAAGTCCGCGACCCCTCGACCGCCCGCGGCGACGGACTGACCGCCGAGGAGTGGATGCGCCGCCGTAACGCCCAGGTCGCCGCGAGAAAGCGGGCCTAGGCCTCGGGCCGGGAACGTCGAGAGACAGTGCCCTAAGCCCACACCCCATCCGCGCCGTCGAGAGACGCCGCAATCCTTGAAAGGAGCCACTCGTGGCGAACACCATCCTGACTGCTACGGCGGTCACGCGCGAAGCCCTTCGCGTCCTGCACCAGAAGCTTTCGTTCGTGGGTTCGATCACCCGCGACTATGACGACCGCTTCGCTCAAACCGGCGCCAAGATCGGCAGCACCCTGAAGGTCCGCCTGCCGAACCAGTACACCGTCCGTTCCGGCGCCGTCATGGACGTCAACGACACCGTGGAGAGCTCGGTCGACCTCGTGGTCTCGTCCCAAAAGGGCGTGGACATGAGCTTCACCGACCAAGACCTCACCCTGTCGCTGGACGACTTCTCGGAACGCGTCATCGAGCCGGCCATGTCGGTTCTCGCCGCGAACATCGAGGCCGATGCGCTCTCGATGTACAAGGACGTCGCCCAGCAGGTGAACAACACCGGCTCGGCCGCGACCTTCGAGAAGGTGCTTCTCGGCCGCAAGATGCTGGTGGACGCGCTTGCGCCCATCAACGACCGCATGGTGCAGCTGAACACCCAAGACAACGTCGACATGGTCAGCGAGTTGAAGGGCCTGTTCAACAAGGACAGCACCATCAGCAAGCAGAACACCGAGGGCTATCTCGGCCGTACCGCCGGCTTCGACTTCTCGGAGAACACGCTGATCCCGTCGCACACCCGCGGCTCGGCGAACACCTCCTACGTCGTCGACACCACGGCCCTGGCCACGGACGGCACCGAGTACGCCACCGTCACCCTGGCGACCGGTTCGGGCACGATCAACAAGGGCGACGTGTTCACCATCGCCACCCTGTATCGCGTCCACCCGGAAACCAAGGTCTCCACTGGCGTCCTGCGTCAGTTCACCTGCACCACGACCTCGGCCGGCGGTGCGGTGGCCCTGGCCATCAGCCCGTCCATCATCCTCGGCGGCGCCAAGCAGAACACCACGGTCGTCTCGGCTTCGGCCACGGCCGGCGTGACCTTTGCGGGTACGGCCTCGACCGCGCACGGCATCTCTCTGGCCTACCAGAAGGGCGCCTTCGCGTTCGCGACCGCCGACCTCGTCATGCCCCGCGGCGTCGACTTCGCCGCCCGCGAGAGCATCGACGGGATCTCCATGCGGATTGTCCGTCAGTTCGACATCAACAATGGTTCGTTTCCATGTAGGCTCGATGTGCTATATGGCTACAAGACGTTGCGCCCCCAACTGGCGTGCCGTCTCGCGAACCGATAGGCTAATCTAGCCTTCCAAAACCTCCGCTTTGATGTTAATGACGTACATCAAAGCGGAGGCACGTGGATGACCGTTGATCTCGACTTTCGGGTCTGCTGCATAAAGGGATGTGATCGGCCGAGCCTCGCATTGGGGCTTTGCGTGAACCACTGGCGCCGGAATCGTCTGTACGGCTCTCCCGTCGCCCTGAAGAACCACTCCGGAACTCTACGTGGGCTGACCGTCGAGCAACGGTTCGACGCCATGGTGAAGAAGGTGGACGGGTGCTGGGGCTGGCGCGGCGCGGTTGACAATCACGGTTACGCCAGGATGCGGGCCAAGTTCGACGGAGTAGAGTACCGGACAGCTCACAGGTTGAGCTACGTCCTGCACACGGGCGAGCACCCGGGTGACCTGAGCGTTCTCCATCAATGCGACAACCCAAAGTGCACAAATCCGGACCATTTGTTTCTCGGCACGACGGCCGACAACATGGCGGACAAGATCGCTAAGGGGCGCGGCAGGGTTCCGAAGGGCGAAGACGCCCACAACGTGGTTCTGACCGAGCCGCAGGTAAGGGAAATCTTCTCTGACCCGCGGCCCTACGCTGCGATAGCCACTGAGTATGGGGTCCACACTCAGACCATCAGCGATATCAAGAACGGCTACACCTGGAAGCACATCGACGCTGAGGTGGTGAAGGGCAAGCGAACTAGCCCCCGCCGCGGCGTATCCGACAAGATTACACCGGAGATCGTCTTGGAAATCCGCGCCAGTGCGGAGCCAGGCAAAGTGCTCGCTGAGCGATACGGCGTGAGTACGCCGACGATCTCCAACATCCGGAAGCGCCGGAGCTGGGCGCACGTTACCTGAAACCAGCTTGTCTGCCGGCCTAGCCGGTTTCCTTCAACCTGCGAGCTGTCCCGAGCGGACAGCCACTTCTCGAAAGGAGCCGGGCCAATGGCTATCGGCAAGTATCTCTCTGACGGCAATCCGGGCGGCACGGCCCTCGGCCAGTCCACCGCGGACCTCATCGCCCTGTACGGCGGCACCCCCGCCTCGCAGCGCGCCGCGGCGGCTCAAGCCACGTCGCTCATCGGCACGGCCTCGACCACGGCCATGACGACCGACCACAAGGCGTTCCTGATCGAAGTCGGCAACACGCTGACCGCTATCGGGGCCTGGAAGGGTTCCGCCTAGTGACCGAAGCCCCGGCGGACCTCCCCCGTCCGGGGCTTCTCCCTATCTTCGGCGAGAAGCCCAAAGACCCGTTCGTCGTCGTCTGCACACCGACGATCAAGCAGCCGTTCCCGCAGTACCTGGACGCCCTCGAGGCCTCGGTCGAGGATCTGGACGCCGCCGGCATCCGGCACGCCACAGTGGCCTCGGTCGGCTCGCCCTACATCTCCTGCGCTCGCGCTGAGATGCTGCGCAAGGCGATGGACGCCAAGGCCGATATCGTCGTCTTCATCGACCACGACCTGAGTTGGGACCCGGAAGACCTTCGCTTGCTCATCGAGACAGAGGGCGACGTCGTCTGCGGCACCTACCGGTTCAAGATGGACGAAGAGTCGTACATGGGCACGATCCATGTCGACGCCCACGACCGCCCGCAACTGCGCAAGAGTGACGGCGCGATCCGCGCGAAGCTCATGCCGGCGGGATTTCTGAAGGTCACCAAGGAGGCGGTTCACCGCTTCATGGAGGCCTATCCGGAGCTGTGCTTCGGGCCGAAGTTCGGGCTTTCCGTCGACCTCTTCAATCACGGCGCCCACGACGGCCAATGGTGGGGCGAGGACTACGCCTTCTGCCGCCGCTGGGGAGCCATCGGCGGGGACGTCTGGTGCGTGCCAGACCTGAACCTGACCCATCACCACGAAGATGGCCGGGCATTTCCCGGCAACTTCATGGACTTCTTCATGCGCCGCCCGGGTGGTGCGCGCGAGGGCGAGGCTCCCTGGTGGGACGCCAGCCCGACCCGATCCGCGGCTTAGCCGCCTCAACACTGGAGCCTTCATGGCCCGCGAAATGATCCTGTCCGCTGACCGCGTTCTCTATAGCCCGGCCGAGCCCGAAGGGCGCTTGTTCCGAGCCGGCGAGCAATGGCCTGGGGACGCCTGGTCAGATCAGAAGGACGCCGAGCCCGAGGACAAGGCCGCCAAGGCGAACGCCGTGAAGGAGTTGCTTGCGGCCCATCAGGAGATTGAACGCCTGGGCGCGGTCATCACGGCCGGTGATCACGACCGCGGCAAGATCGCCGACGAACGCGACGCGGCTCTTGCGCAAGTCAAAGGCCTCAACCAGCGCGCCCTGGATGCCGAGAAGGCGCAGGCTGAAGCCGAGGCCAGGCACCTGGAAACCGCCGCCCAACGCGATCAGGCCCGCATCGAGGCCGAGAACGAGCGCCAGCGCGCCGCGAGGGTGAGCGAGCCTCTCGCCGAAGCCAAAGCGACCATCGAACGTCTGACCGCTGAACTCGCTGCCGCCCAGCAAGCTGCTGCGGACGCCAAGGCGCAGATCGCGAAGTTCGACAAAGACGGCGACGGAAAAACTGGCGGCAGCCGCAAGGGCGGGCTCTAAGCCATGGCGATCAGCACGTACGCAGAGTTGCAGACCGCTGCGGCGACGTGGCTGATCCGCAACGACTTGACCGCCCGCATCCCGGAGTTCATCTCGCTCGCCGAGGCGAGGTTGAACCGGGTCCTGAGGATGCGCCGGGCAGAGGCGGAAGCGTCGCTCACCGCCACGCCGGCTAGCCGCTCTATCACCCTGCCTACCACCTTCGCCGAGCCGCTCAACCTGTGGATCTCGCGCGACGGCGACCGGGTGGCGATGGAGTTCCGCGAGCCCGTGCTCATGGAGGCGGAGAGCGAAAGCGGCGAACCCCGCCTTTGGGGCATTGATGGCACAAGCCTCGTGTTCGAGCGCCCCTGCGACAGCGCTTACAGCTTCGTCCTGCGATACCTCGCCAAGTTCGCCCTGTCCGACGCCTCGCCCACCAACGCGCTACTGACGGATGCGCCAGACGCCTACCTGTTCGCCACGCTCTGTGAGGCCGGGCCGTTCCTGCGGGATGAGACGCTCCTGGCCAGCTACGAAGGCAAGCTCAGCCGCTCCATCCGAGAGCTGAACGCCAAGGAGCACCGCAGCAAGGCGATGCAGCCCCTGGCGACGGAGGTTGCGCAAGTAACCGGCTACCGAAACCGCGCCTACGACATCACGCGGGACGACTAAGTGGCGGTTTCCATACAGCCGCCCGGCCCGGACGTCCCCGAGCCGATGCGGACGGTCCTGCAAGGCTACTACGAGGCCCTGACGCAACTGCAGAACCCTGGCGCGCCGGTTCAGTTCGGCGTGATCGACACGGCCGCCAACCTCTTGGCTCAAGCGCCGGCCGCCAACTACCCGAACGCCGCCATCGTCGTCACCGACAAGAACTGCATCGCCGTATCCACGAACGTAGCCGGGACCTGGACCTGGCTGCGGGCGGATGGAACGGCGCTCTAGGAGGGCTGAATGCCGTCTAGCTATTCGTCCTCCCTGCGGCTCAATCTGCAGTTCCCCGGCGAGGGTATCAACACCTGGGGAGACACGCTGAATACGGGCGTGTTCGCGCTTGTCGACTACGCCCTTGCGGGATGGCTGAATAAGACCATCACCGGGGACTATACACTCACCACGGCCAACGGCTCGACCGACGAAGCCCGCGCCGCGATGCTGAAGTTCACCGCGGCAGCTCTGGCGGCGAACGCGACGATCACCATTCCCTCGGTCAGCAAGTCGTACTTCGTCTTTAACAACACCAACAAGGTGCTGACCTTCACGACGGGCGCGGGCTCTACCGTGTCCGTCGATGCCGGCGACAAGACGGTGATCTACTGCGACGGTTCCGCAGTCCACACCATCACCTTCGGGACCTACGACCTCAAGACCTACATCACCGCCCAGACGGCTAGCGCCGGCGCGGTTCCAGGCACCGTGGGGCATCTTGGCAAGTTCCTGAAGGTCACGGTCGATGGGAGTGCGCCGACCTGGCAACAGCTCGCGACGAGCGACCTGGTAGCGTTCAGCGCATCCAACGCGCAGATCTGGGCCGGCTCCTCGTCCCTGGTGGCCTACACTCCGGCCAACGTGACCTCATCGTCTGCGCCTCAGGCGTTGACCTATGGTGCGACCGTCACGCCGGACCTGACCCTCGGTCGGAATTGGACCCTGACCCTGACCGGCAACGTGGCGCTCGCCAACCCTAGCGCCGGCAGCATGTCCGCAGCCATTGGCCAGTACATCGTCATCACTATCACCCAGGACGGCACGGGAAGCCGGCTATGGACGCCCGGCGCCTACTACAAGTTCCCCGGCGGGACGCCAGCGCTCAGCACGGCTGCCGGCGCAGTCGACGTGTTCGTGGGCTACGTCGAAAGCGCCACGATCATTCGGGGCAATCTGCTGAAGGCGTTTGCCTGATGTCCCTGAACTTCGGCGCAGCGCTGATGTTGGCCGGAAGGGCAGCATTCTCGGCGTTCGACAGTGGGTTTCTGGGCACGGGCGTAACGCTTAGCGCCAACCGGCGCACGGCGACGTTCAGCAACGCGACTTTCCAGTCCACGCGGGGCACCCTCAGCCGCTCGACCGGCAAGCACTATTTCGAGGTGGCGGTTGCGGGCGGGGCGGGCTCCTTCGCGGTTGGCCTGTGCATTTCTTCGGATTCCGCGAACAACGGTATTCGCAATATGACGAACGGCGTCGGCTGGGAGAGCAGCGGCGGCGTCTACCTGAAGACCGTGAACAGCGCGACGTGGGGCACATACGCAGCCGGCGACACTATCTGCGTGGCTGTGGACTGTGCCGCCAAGCTGATCTGGCTCCGCAAGGGCGCTGCCGGCAACTGGAACAACAGCGGTGCTGCCGACCCCGCCACGGCGACCGGCGGCTTCTCTTTCTCAACCATCTCCGGGGCTGTTTTCCCCACGGTCTCCGCTCAGTTCAATACGGCGGAGAACATGACCATCAACACCGGACAGGCGCCGTTCGTGGGCGCCCGTCCCAGCGGCTTCTACATCTGGGAATAGGTCCGTGCTCTACCAACGCAAGACCCTCTCCACGGACAGCAACGTCGGAGAGCCCGATCTGCTGCCGATCTTCCTCCGCGGCCTGCCGGACGAGACGCTAGCGAACCTCGAAAGCTACGGCCTGCCGGACACGGGTTACTTCCCGCTTCCGCCCGATCCGGAGCCGCCCGTTCGCTGGATACACAAAGCGCTGTTCAAGCGCCGGTTCACCTCAGCCGAGCGCATCAGCATCCGACTGGCGGAAACGAACGAAGCCGTTCCCATCGAGGCGCGCCTGGCGATGACCGACTTCCGCGAAGTGCTTGACGCGACCGAGAAGGTCTACCTCGACGATCCCGACGTGATCGCCGGCCTTGGTCTGCTGGTGCTGCTGGGCTTGTTGACCGAAGACCGCCCCTCGGAGATCCGCCTGTGAAAAGGGGTCCGAAGCAGATTCTCACGGCTCTGAGCGAGTTGTTCAACGCTGCGGCCTGGGGCGACGCCCACCAGAGCTTTTCCGCCCGCGCCTGGTACGCGAAGACGCGCGGCAAGCACTGGGGCCGTGTCGCCGTGGTGATCGTGGATGCCATCTTCGGCAAGGGACACTGCCAAAAGGCCTGGGAGGCTGAGCAGTGCGCCAAGACCTAAGCCTTCCGCCAGGCCTCTTCGGCGACGACACCACCTATGCCGCAAAGGGCCGCTGGGGCGACGGATCGAACGTGCGCTTCCGCCTGGGCCTGCCGGAGACCATCGGCGGCTGGGAAAGCCTGATGTCGGATCTCCTGACCGGGGTGTGCCGCACGGTGTTCCCTTGGAAGGACAACGGCGAGCTGCTGAACATCGCCTTCGGCACGCATTCGAAGCTGCAACTGTGGAAGGGCGGCGGCCTCTACGACATCACCCCGCACGGCCCTCCGGTTCGCCTGGGCGCCAACCCCTTCAGCGTCACGAACGGCTCGGCGACAGTCACCGTCACCCACACCGCGCACGGCTATACGACCGGCGTGAGCGTCAAGATTTACGGCTCCGCGGCGACGGGCGGGATCTCGGCCGCCAATCTCGACGGCACGCGCACGATCACCGTCACGACGGCAAACGCCTACACCTTCACGGCGGGCGCAAACGCCACTTCCACCACAACGGGTGGCGGGGCCAACGTCGTCATCACGCCTCAGTCGGCCCTCCCGGCTGGCGCGATCGATGGAACGGGCTCGATAGGCTACAGCACCGGGGCTTATGGCTCTGGCCCGTACGGCACGACCTCGCTCACGACCGAATACTACCCCCGCACCTGGAGCTTCGACGCGTGGGGTCAGTACCTCATGGCCAGCCCGCGCGGCGGCGGCCTCTACGAATGGACCAACACCGCCGCCAACCGGGCCGTAGCGGTGAACAACGCGCCGACGCAGATCACCTACATGCTGGTAGCCCCCCTGAACGGCGGCTACCAGGTCTTTGCCCTCGGGACGCAGGAGGAGGTTTCCGGGACCTTCAACCCGATGTGCATCCGGACCTCATCTATCCGCGACAACACGGTGTGGAGCACGACGGCGAGCGGATCAACCTCTCGGGAGTACATCCTGACGGGTGGGGGGCGCATTGTCGCTGGCCGGATGGTCGGTCCCTACATGCTGGTGTGGACCGACAAGGACTTGTTCGTCGGGACCTTCGTCGGCGCCCTGAACCAACCGTGGCGCTTCGACCGTGTAGGCCGCAACTGCGGACTGATCGGCCCGAACGCCGTGGTGGTGGTGGGCCAGACCGCCTTTTGGGCCAGCCCTGACCGCCAATTCTACCGCTACGCCATCGGCAGCCAGCCTGCGCCCCTGGAATGTCCGATCCGCAGCGACTTCGCCGATAATCTTGCAGCCTCGCAGGGCGACAAGATCGTCGCGTCCTCCAATGCCGAGTTTGGCGAGATCCGCTTCGACTATCCGGACGGCCGCGACGGCTACGAGAACAGCCGTTACATCTCGCTTTGCCTGAACGGCCAGGACGCCGGAGCCTGGCACAAGGGCATCATGGCTAGGACTGCGTTCGTGGATGCCGGGCCGAGCCTCTATCCGCTCGGCGCGACCTACGCAGGGAATGTCTACTATCACGAGAAGGGCAACTCAGCGGACGGCTCGTCCTTCGCGTGGTTCATCGAGACGGCTGGCGCCAATCTCGACCCCGATCAACGCCTTCTGATCCGCGGCATCTGGCCGGACTTCAAGGACCAGCAAGGCCCGGTGACCGTCACCCTGCGCGCCCGTGAAGTGCCGCAGGACGAAGGCCATACGCAGGCCTCGGAGCCGATGGCCCCGGGCGACGCGCGGGCGGACCTCCTGATTTCGGGCCGGATCTTCAACATGCGCATCGCCGGCGAGAGCGCGCCTACCAAGTGCCGCATCGGGAAGCCCGTCTTCGACGTGGCTCCCGCCGGTCAACACTAGAAGGACGCCCCATGGGACTGTTCGATAGCACCGCGAAGCAGACCTCGACGGGCACGACGACGTTCAACACCACCAAGAAGCGGACCAACCCGGATTGGGTGACCAATCTGGCGGAGGGCTTCGGCGGCGAGGTCTCAGACCTTTCGAAGATCGACCCGAACAGCCTCGTTCCGGGCGCTGACCCGTTGCAGACCAAGGCGTCGGCCAATGCGGGCAACCTCACGGGAACGCCGTGGAACTACGACGCCGCCTTGGATCTCACCAAGGGCGTCGCTGGGGCCAACGCACCGCGCACTGAGGGTGTCCGCGCCAAGAATTTCATGGCCGACTATGAAAACCCGTACCAGCAGCAGGTGCTTGACGCCGCCTTGGCGGACTTCGACTTCGGGGCCGGAAACACTCGAGCACAGCAGGCCCTTGACCTGGCTGGCGCGGGGGCATTCGGAGGATCGGGCGCGGCCATCACCCAGAGCATGACTGAGGGCGAGCTCGCGCGCGGCCGTGGACGGACCTCGGCTGACATCCGGGATCGTGGCTTCCAGACGGCGCTGCAAGCTGCTCAGGCGGACGCAAACCGCCGTCAGAGCGCCAACGACCTCAACGCCCAGCTGATGGCGCAGGGTCAGGACCGCACGCTGAACGCCGCTGGCCAATTGGCGGACATCGCCGGAGCCTTTGGCGGTGAGCAGCGAGCGAACATCGGAGCGCAAACCGCAGTCGGCGGCATCAATCGCGACATCACCGCCCAGCAGGCTAATGCGGTTCCCGACTGGCTGGGTCGTCGTGAAGAGTTGTTCTCGGGCATCCCTCTCGACCTGTTCGGCGGGGAGGAGGGCTCGGGCACCTCGACCGAGAACTCCACCAAGAAGACCAAGGGCGGCAGCAGCTTCATGGATAAGGCGGGGCAGGCCGCGCAGATCGCGGCGCTGTTCATGTCGGATCGCCGGCTGAAGACGGACATCACGAAACTCTACGAGCGGCCCGATGGCCTCGGCGTCTACCTCTACCGCTACATCTGGGGTCCGGCGCGCTTCATCGGCGTAATGGCCCAAGAGGTGCTGAAGGTGAAGCCGGCCGCCGTCGTCACCATGCCCAACGGCTTCTACGCCGTCGATTACGCTCAGATCTAAGGAACCGGCAATGTTCAGCTTCAAGATGCCGTCCGGGGCCGGCGGCTCCCCGATGTCCATGATGAGCAATCAGCAGAAGCTTCAGGCGCTCGGCTCGGCGTTCAGCGGTGACCAGCAGGGTCTGTCGTCGATCCTTGCCCAGCTGCAAGGCGGCCAGGGCGGCGGCGCCCCCGTTGTGAGCCAAGGCGGCCAGGACATCAGCGCAGCCTTTGGCGGCGACTTCGCGCGCCATGGCGTCCCCCGCCACGGCGACGCCCCTCAGGATGAGGGAGATGAGACCGGGGGCCATGGCGGCGGGCAGACGGGCGGCATGATGGGAGGAGTGGGCCTTGGCCTCCTCTCTCAGATGCCGCTCGGGATCATTCCGGCGCTGCTGGGCGGTAAGCGCGGTTTCGGGTTCGGAGGTCGATAGATGGCGGGTTTCGGGTTCGGCAACTTCATCAAGCCGCAGGCCACGTCCGTGCGCCCCGGCGACATGCCGGGCTTCAAAGACCTGTCCATGCAGGAAAAGCTGATGATGCTCGGCGCCACCATGCGTGGCGATATGGCGGGCGCGCAGCAGATCCCCATGCTGGCGGCGGCACGGGCGCGTCAGGCGCAGCAGATGGGTTCGGATCGTGAGCTTGAGCGCTTCGTCTTGGGCGAAGGCATCCCCACGCTCAATAGAACGGAACGCCAAGCAATCCGTGAGCCTTCCTCGCCGCCGGTTGATGCTACCTCCAGCGCCGCGGCGGCCTTGGCCAGCAGCCTCGGCGGCTTGGAAGGCGTGCCGATCAAGCGTGACCGCGTGAATGTGAACGTCCCTCAGTTTGACGTGGAGCCTGGTCAACGTCGCCAGGGTCCGCCGACGCTGCGTGACGCCCTGCCGCTGCTCATGAAGCGTCGCGCCCTAGGTATTGATATCAAACCCGATATCGAGATGCTCGATAAGGCTGGGCCGGACGTCAAGTACGAGCGCGGCATTCGCTACGACGCTCGCGACCCGTCCAGTGCGCCGCGAGAGATCATCGACGTCGACAAGGGCCAACAGCGGGTCTTTGACGCCAACGGGAACGTAGTCGGCGTGATGAACGCCAAGGGTTACGTGCAGTCCGTGGCTGATTTGGAGCGGGCGAAGGCCGAGGCGACCGAGGGCGTGAAGGCTGGCCTCGACGTTGGGGTCTACGAAGATGCAGCTGGCATTCCGCACCGCATGACTCGTGCGCAGGCCGCTGGCGCCCTGAACGGCGGCATCCCCGCTGTCGGCGGCGGCACGATCCCCGCGCCCCCGCTACCTGGCGGGCGAGCGCGTGGGGGCTATCCTGACATCAGTCGAGGACAGTCGGCCGCCGAGAAGGCCTTGGCCGAGGGGCGCGCCAAGAACACCGTCGATGCCGAGGGCATGGTGGTCAAGGACGCGACGCAGGGTCGGATTGATCTCCCCAAATTGCGCGACCAAGCCAAGTTCACGCTCGGCATCATGGACAAGATCCGCCGACATCCCAGCCTTGAAGACCGCACCGGCAACAGCACGCTCCTGCCGGCCCTGCGAGCGGTTGACGTCGATTTCGACACGCTGGTCGATCAGGTCTCCGGCGGAGCGTTCCTTGAGGCGATCCAATCGCTCAAGGGCTCGGGCCAGATCACGGAAATCGAGGGCAAGAAGGCCACGGACGCCATTGCCCGGATGAAGAACCAGCGGCAGTCCAAGCAAGGCTTCCTCGACGCCATGAACGACTATGAGAGCGTCGTCAGGGCCGGGCTCGCCCGCGCAGAGGCGAAGGCGGCTCGCGCTGCGCCAGGCGCCGGCGGGGCGTCTCGCTACACCCCCGAAGACCGTGCGCGGGCGGCTGAAATCCTCCGCCAACGCCGTGCGGCACGAGGTGGTGCGTGACCGATCTCAACAGCCTGACCGATTCGCAGCTCGCCGCCATCGCGGGCGAGATCGACCCCGACACGGACGCCCTGGTGCGCACCGTCTGGGGCGAGGCGCGCAATCAGGACCCGATGGGTCGCAAGGCCGTCGCTGCGGTGATCCGCAACCGAGCCAACCTGTCCGGCCAACCGATCCGCGCCGTCGTGCAGGAACCCGGCCAGTTCGAGCCTTGGGGCGACCCGAAGACCCGCCGCGACTTGGAAGGCCTGGACCCGGCGTCTGACGCCTATCAGGCGATCCTGGCGGACATCGAGGGCGACGACGACCCGACCGGCGGCGCGACGCACTTCTACAGCCCGAAGGGGCAGGCAGCCAAAGGCCGTAAGCCCCCGAAGTGGGATGATGGCTCGGGTGTGGACCTGGGCGACCATCGGTTCTTCAAGCTGTCCTATGGCGGTCAGCCGGCGTCGGAAGTCGCAATGCCCTCGCTTGAGGACATGTCCGACGACGAGTTGGAGGCCATCGCCAACGCCGACGCCCCCATGCCCACGGCCGGCGCTGACGCTGACGCTGATGCCGTCGACCCCATCGGGGACGTGGAGTTCATCTCCGCCCCAGCAACCGCTGCCAGCGGCCGCAAGTCCACCGTCGTTGATGCGCAGGAGGGCAAGGCGGCCACGCCTGCTCAAGAGGCTTTCTACGTCGGTCAGATCAAGGCCGGAAAGCTGGACCCGGCAAAGGTGCGTTCGGGCGGCTACCGCGCCGGTACGGAAGAGTTCCCGCTGCTCCAGCGCGACCCGCAAGACCTGCCGAAGCCTGGCGATTGGTATGTGACGCCCGAAGGCGAAAAGCGCCAGGTTCCCGAAGTCCCGATGCTGGACACCGGAATCAACGTCGCGCGCCTGCTCTCCGACCCAAGCTTTCGCCTCATGGCGCAGTCCGGGGCCGATGTGCTCGATCCCCGTTCCGAGGCCATGCTTCGGGCGGTGGAAAGCGGCGTCATGCTCGGCGGGCGCAACGAGATGCGCGCGGGCATCGAGAGCATCCCGGCGCTTTTCGAAGGCGGTGTGCCGATGGTCAAGGAGCGTTTCGGCGATGCGCTGGAACGAGAGGATCGCGCGAGCGCCAAGGCCCGCAGAGACTTCCCCATCGCCTATGATGCCTCGGCTGTGAGCGGTGGGCTAGCATCGGGCGCAGTGTTGCCGGCCGGACGCCTCGCCACGGCGGGGATCGGGGCCGGTTCCGGCTTCCTGGCGACGGATGGCGACCTGAAGGATCGCGCCGTGGGCGCCGGACTTGGCGTGCTCGGCGGCGAGGTCATGCGTTACGCCGCTCCGAAGCTCGCGGGCGCGGCGCTGGACCTGTCGGGCGTCCCGATGCGCGCCATCGCTGGCGAAAGCGTCCCGAGCCCGCTCACGGGCCTTCCCATGGCCAGCACGAGCGGGAGCAAGGCCGAAGTCAAAGCCGCTGAAGCCGTACGCCGCGCCATGGAGCGTGACGCCCTGTCGCCCGGCCTGATCGAAGTCGATCCCAGCGACGCCCTGCCGTTCCAGCGCGGAGACAACCTGACCGGCCTCGCTGAGGTGGTGGCTCAATCTCCCGGCCCCGGCCAGCGCATCGTGCGTGGCGCGGTGAGCGATCAGGCGGCGGGCGCCAGCGGCCGTATCAAGAGCGAGATTGCGACCACCCTTGGCGGAACGGGCGACTATTTCGACAAGCTGAGCGCCGCCAAGCTGGCCCGGAAAACAGAAGCCGACAAAACCATGTCGACGCTGGGCCGGCACGAGGTGACGCTCGACCAGGATTCGGTTCTGGCGCTTCGCTCGGACCTCGCCCGCTCTGCGGTGCGCGAACAGGCGCTGAATGCGCTGGCCTCGCCTGACGCAGAGATCCGGGCGACGGGCGCGAGCCTCAACCGCCTGTACGACGACCTTCTCGACAAGCCGGGCGCACAGACCATCACGGTTCGCGACGCGCAGAACATCTCGCGTGTGCTGCTGGACGCCGCGGATGATGCCTACAGGGGTGGCAATGGTTCGCGAGGGACGGCGCTCAAGGCGCTGGGGAAGTCGGTTCGTGAGAACGCTTCCACCCCTGAGCGCGGCGGTTTCTCGGAATATGGCGACTGGCTGAAGAAGTACGCCGAGGACTCGTCTGGGATCGATGCCCTGGAAATGGGCCGAAAGGTGTTCTCGCCGAACCTGGAGATGTCGGCTGACGCCTTGCGGAACACCTACAAGGGCTGGACGGACGCTGCGAAGGAGAACTATCGCGTGGGTGTTGGCGAAGCGGTCCTTGCGGCCGTCCGCAGCAAGGGCGGTGTCGCCGAGGCGCGCCAACTACTGAAGAATGAGGAGTTCGCCGACCGCATCCGCCTGGCCGTGCCGGATGACATGAGCTTCAAGGGTTTCATGTCGGCCATGGAGCGGGAAGTGGACCGCGCCGCACGCAACAACCGCGTTGTGGGCGGCTCCCCGACCTATGCGCGTCAGGCGGCCCATGCCGACCTCAAAGACCAAGCCCGCGACCCCCTGGACGTGGCGGCAGAAGGCGTTGACCTGATCCTGAGCCCCGGCAAGGCGCTGACCGGCAAGGCGCTGAAGGAAGCCCTCAAGGCCATCCCGCGCAAAGACCGCAGCGTCATCGGGGATGAAGTGGCCAACGCGGCCCTGGCGAAGGCGCTGACCGATCAGAACGAGATGTCCCGCCTGCTCAACCTGCTGGAACATTACCGGGCGGCTCGCGAAATCCCGATGCGCCAGCTCCCCGGCGCGGCGGCGGGCGTTAGCTCGGCATCGCTTCTAGAGGCCGCGAAGAACTAGGGCAGGGCGGCTGCAACCGGCTGGCGGGACTGATCGGCCTTCACCGCGTCGGTCGTATCCAGATCGGCTCCGGCCAAACCCAGCAGCAGCGTGTAGCCCGCCACGATCAAGATCAGGGCCACGTAGACCTTCTTGTAGATCGGCATTCGCGGCTTTGACGGCCTCGCCTGCCACCTGACGGGCGTCGGCCCGCTGACCACCTCAAACTCGGCGTCGATCACCTTCCGCATGGCGTGACCATACAGCGCCAAGCCAGGCGCGCCAACACCCCACCGAAATTCTGGAGAACACCGACATGGAAGCATTGCGCTTCAAGGGTCCGCGCACGGACTTGGACGGCACGACTGTTCAGGGACCGGTGGAGGTGACCGCCGCCAATCCGCTACCCGTCTCCGCGACCATCGACACCGGAGACCTGGCGACGGAGGCCAGCCTTCAGAACCTCATTACCGCCGTTAGCCAGCCGGCAACGGAAATCCCGCACGAAGCGCTGGACGCGACCCTCGACGTCACCCACGCGAACGTCAGCCGAACGGGCGCGGGTGAAACCACGATGGTCTCGGCCACCTCCAGCCAGACGACGCGCCTGCACGAGTACATCGTGACCGTGCCGGGCGCCGGGACGGTGGAGATCCGCGACGGCGCCAGCGGGACGGCGCTCGTCAAGCACATCTTCGCCGCCGCTGACGGCGTTGGCCGCGAGTTCAACGGGCGCCCGTGGGGTGTCACGACCGCCAACACCGCGCTCATCTTCTACTGGTCAGGCTCCGGTGAGGCCAACATCGACTTCTTCTACAAGAAGAGCGCCTAACCATGGGGCGCTTTCTGAAGCTGGCGACCGGCGGCAGCGGGTCCTACGTCAATCCGAGTCAGGGATTCGAGACCCAAGGCTATGTGATCGACGGGTCCGGCACGGTCTCGGTCGGCGCGAGCCTGACGACCGGCAGCACCAACAACAAGAACGCCTCCTGGGTGCCGATTGGCAGCACCTTCGCTGCGGACTGCTCCGGCTTCTTTCTCTACGCCTACGCCGGGACCAGCACACGCTATATCTTCGATATCAGCTCGAACAACTCGACCGCGAACGTGGTCTCCAACTTCATGTTCATCACGGCGAGCAGCAGCTACTATCGCGTCTTCTTCCCGCTGAAGATCGCCGCCGGAACGCAGCTCTACGTCAAATGTCAATCGACGAGCGCCAGCGTCGGCATGGTGTTCCTCGTCGAAGGCCTGCCCACGTCAACGACCGACTTTCCCGGCTACGACACCGCAACCACCTTGCTCGCGCCGGACACGTCGAACACCCGCGGCAACGCCAGCGTCAACGCCTCGACCAGCTCGACCGCGCCCTCCTTTGTGACCGCCGCAACCACGGCGGCGTCCTACGGGGCGTTCATCTTCGTCCCCTCGGGTGCGGGGTCGGCGAACCTGACGGCGCAACAAGCGGTCTTCGAGTTGGCCTATGGCGCGTCGAACACGATCATCGGCCGCTGGCCCGTCAACATCTCCAACTCCAGCACGGCGGACTTCTCCCGGGGCGAGAGCCGGTTGATCCGAACGGCTGTCGCGAGCGGGGAGGCGGTCAAGTACCGGGTGTGGGCGGCGGGCGCCAACAACGGCACCGGTGACACCACGATCCGCGGCGCGCTTTACGGGTTCAACTGATGAACCGCATCCAATTCATCCGCCTGTTCGGCGTCGTGGAAGGTGGCGCCCCTACGCCGCCCCTTCAGGCCCCGTCGAACCCGAACCCTGGCCCGGTGATCGTCAGTGCGGAGACCGGCGTCTACAAAGAGGGCGTCATGCTCTCCGTCGAGCCGGGCACGTACACGGGCACGGTCACGACCCGCACCTACCAATGGAAGCTGAACAACAGCGCCATCGTCGGGGCAACGAGCGCCTTCTATACGCCTGTGCATGCGGATGCCGGAGGCACGATCACCGTCGCCGAGACCGTGGCGAATGCGGCAGGCTCGCTCACGACGACTTCGGCCGGCGTCGGCCCGATCCAGACGCCAGCGGTCATCCCTGATGACCTTGGGGACGCCTACGACGGTGTGAGCGAGGCGACCATGCTTCGCCGTCAGACCTGGGCGACGTACTTCGACGACAACGCCTGGCCGGGCTACGAGGACCAAGCGTTCTTCACCGACATCCTCGCCACCAGCTCGAGTGACTTCGAGACCAAGTTCAACGCCTTGGTTCGGACGGATCGCACGAAGTGGCATCGCATCCGCCTGGACAGCACGCAACCTGCCTCAGCGTGGGCGAGCGGGCTTCGGATGCGCGGAACTCAAGCCGTCCTGCCCACGGGAGCGAAGTACGGCGGCGCAAAGGATCTATCGACCTACGGCGGCGGCGTCCTGGTGGAAAGCTCCGACGTCAACAACCCGGTCCAGATCAGCTTTGACACCACGGCCGGCGTGACCTTCGAGGGCGCGCGTGGCTGTCACCTCCGGAACGTGATCATTGCCGTGACAGCTTCGGCTGCGACGCAGACCGCGCGCACCGCCGCAAAGGCGATCAACATCAAGACCAACTCCGGCTTCTGGGAAGAGATGCCGGTTGTTCGCATCGAGAACTGCAAGATCGGCGGCCTTTACAATCCCAATCACCCCGCAAGCCTCGCCGCCACCGGCTGGAAGTACTTCGGTAAGGGTATCTTCACGACCGGTACTGTGGAACAGGTCGATGTGATCAACTGCGAGTTCAACGGCAACGACAGCGCCATAATCATGGGCGCCGTCCACATGATCCGCCGTTGGGGCAACGACTTCCGGAACTCGGTGCTCGATAACCGCCAGACGCTTCACCAGTACAACCTCAGGGACGGCAACTCCAATTGGGAGGAGATCGTCTATATCTGGGACCGGCTGAACACGGTTCGCGACCCCTACGACGACAAGGAAATCGCCTTCGCCCACGCGGATGCGGACCAGACGGGCACGCCCTACAACGCCAGCAGCGGGACGGGCGACAAGGGCGGCTATCGCGCCATCAAGGAATTCGAGTGCGTGAACACGCCTCGACTGACCTACATGGACCAGATCTATTTCAACGTGAACACCAACCCGACCGTGGGCCAAACCCTGATCTTCCGGGACAAGACCTTCACGTTCGTGACCGCTGCGTCGAACGTCAATGAGATCACCATCGGGTCCAACAAGTCCATCACGGCCCAGAACATCAACCTCGCGATGAAGGCCAATATCCCGGCCAACACCTACGGCACCGGCAACAGCGCCGACCGCTTCATCGTCAATATCAACGGCTTCACCGCCAGCGAGCTAGGCGGGACCGCGAGCATTAGCGTTCAGTCTGGCGTGCGCTATGGCAACAACACGCAGGGCAACTACAACGACGACACGCCCTACGCTATCGAGCTCGTGGACATCTGCTCCATCCGAGCGACGGGAACGGGCAACTCCGGCCGTACCTGGGGCGGGACCTACGACCTGGAGCGCTGCTACTTCGGCCGTACGAGCGTCCCGCCTAGCGCCACGGCGGCGGCCAACGGGTTCAACTACTCCATCGACCCTGAAGCGAACATCACCATCGCCACGCCGTACTCAGGCTACGTCCCCACCCAGGTGAACGTGACCAATAGTGTGGTCGGGCTGATGATTGAGCGCCTGACCAATCTCCAACAGCCCAGCATCACCTACATCAACCGCAATTCGAACGGCATCTACGGCAACGGGTCGGACGCGAACATGAACGCGTCGGGCAACATCTTCGTGTCTCACCGTGGCGGGGTCTCAGCCCCCAACCGGCCAGAAGACAAGCTCGCTGGGACGTTCACGCGCGACAGCGAGGGGCGGTTGACCTATTCCATCACGGCTGGCCTGACTCAAGCGCAGTTCCGGACGGCCCTCTACGATCAGTTCAAGCTATCCAACTCGACGGATCGCCTGACGAAAGGCCCGACCAGTCCGGCGACCTGGCCGGCGGCCTAGATCTCTCCGTTGCAGAGCCGGTAGCGAGGGGCGCTTCGACAGAGGGCGTCAACCGCCTCCGGATCGCGCACGAAGATGGTGTTGGAGGGGTCCACCGGGGGGCCAAGTTTTCTCGCGAGACAGTCGTAGTTGTAGGGCGAGAAGCCGTTCCCCTTCATGAGGGCGATGATCTCGTCATCGGACACGCCCTCTCGCATAGAGCCGAGGCCGTTGATCTCCATGATGACGGCCATGAGCGAGGGGTTGGCGAGGGTCTTGGGGGCGCCCAGCAACACCGGCAACTCGTGGCCTTCCACGTCGATCTTGAGCAGCGTGGGGGATCGGTCGCCGATCACGTCGTCCAGGCGCACCATGGGCGTCTCCACGAACTCGCCGGGTTCGTCAGGCCCCATGACGTGGTTCATCGCGTCGTAGCTGGTGCTGAAGCGCAGGGTTCCGACCTTTGAGGAAACCGCGGTGCAGCGGGCGTCAACCAGATGCTGGACGCCGTTGAAGGCGATGTTGCGGGTCAGGCGCTCGAAGGTGGGGGGATAGGCTTCGACGGCGACGACGTTCGCCCCGACGCCCGCAGCCGCAAGGATCGTGTAGCTGCCGACGTTGGAGCCGATGTCTCCGAAGAGATCGCCCGGCCGCAGGAGGTGAAGCGCGAAGCCCATCTCATTAGATTCGTGCAAGCCGGCATACCAGTTCCCGGTCGCACCGAAGAGACCCTTGGTCAGGATCAGGTGACTGTCCCCAACGAACGGCACGGCCATCGGGACCGGCATCAAGCGCTGCGCGAGCTGCCAGCGGAGGATGCGCAGGGCTGCTGAGGTCCGCCCGCTCCGCTGGTTGAGCGGGTGCTTCAGGACCAACTTCGACAACGTTCTGATGCTCATTCGACGCCCTCCGCGCGCAAGCCCTTCTCGATCAGCTTCAGCAAGGCGGCGTGGCGACTGATCCCGTGCCTCGCGGCGTAGGCCTCGACCCGGGCTCTCAGCGCGGGATTGGGGCGGATTCCCATCGGCGGCGTCTTCGGCTGAACCATGGCTGCAAGATGTACTACAGCCATCCAGGGTGCAAGAACAATTTTCACAACCAGCGCAAGTGACGGCGCGCTCTCCAGCCGAAAGCCCCGATGAATGACCGAGAGACCGACCGCGGCTGTGGCCCTGGCCGTGGCTGAAAACGCGCACGCGAAGATCGACAGCCACGAGGCGGTCTGCGCGGAGCGTTACAGCGCCATCTTTGAGAAGCTTGGCGACCTGAAGGCGGACAACGCCGCTCACAAGAACCTCCTCCAGGGCATCCTGCTCGCCGTCTCTGGAACGGCCATCGTGCTCCTGGTCACCGTGGTCTTGTTCAAGACAGGCCTGATCGGATGACCCGGCTGGCCCTTGTTCTCCTGGCCGGGATTTATGTGGCGGGGTGCGCCTCGGCCCCTCGGTCAGTAGTCATCCTGGCAGAAACGCCGTGGACGGCGAGCGATCCCGCTGAGCGCTACGGTTGGTCGGCAAGGCCCATGTGCTACCGGCCGAAGACCTGTGCAGGGCGTGTGAAGCTGCTTCGAGTGACGGTGGCGTTTTGATGATGACGCCCGACGAGATCGAGGCCGCCCGCAAGCGCTACCACGAGAAGCGCCGCCGCTGGGCTCGCAGCATAGGCCTTCCGTATTCCGAAGACCTTGAGAAGCCAGAACCGGGGGTCGTGGCTGACCTCGTGGAAGACGAGGGCTGACGTTGCCAACACCTCCGACCGAAGTCAGCGAAGACCTCAAGAACCCACTGTGGGCGTCTGCACGGGATTGCGAGATCATCGACCGCGTACTTGCGGCGGGAACCGTAGGCGCGGCTGAGCGGGAGGCGGGCGTTTCCCTTGGGCTGTTCTCCCGCGCCATCCGCAAGCTGAAGGTTCGGGCGGCCAAGGCGGGTTATGCGCCCGGCCACTTCCAACACGGCGTCGCGCCCGGCTATGCGATGGGCAAGGTTACTATCCAGCGATCCGCCGATGGAAGTGTTGAGCGGACCTGGGAGCGGCAATCGCCCCAAGCGCAGCAAGCCGAAGAGAGCATCCGAGCGTTCGTCGAGGGCTTGGTTGGCTCGCTCGGAGCGCTGGCGCCGATCACCCCGCCGCCAGAGCATGTCTTGAACGATCTCCTGGCGGTGTACGCTTTCGGCGATCCCCACTTCGGTATGAAGGCCTCCGCCTCTTCGTCAGGCGATGACTTTGACCTAGCCGAGTGCAACCGGATAACCCGCGCCGGTATCGACCGGCTGGTGAGCACGACGCCCCCATCGAGCACAGCGCTCCTGATGAACGTCGGGGACAACACGCACGCGAACGACGGCAGCCATCGAACGCCGGGTCACGGCAACCAGATGGATATGGACGGCCACCACAATGACGCAATTCTCGTTAGCGCCCACGCTTGGGCCTACGCAATCCGCCGGATGCTGGAGAAGCACACCAAGGTGATTGTTTGGCTTCTGCCGGGGAACCACGATCCGGACGCGGCTTTCGCGATTTCGCTCGCGCTCTCGATGTTCTTCCACGATGAGCCGCGGGTGGAGATCGACGTTACCAGGGCCGCGTACCGGTACCTGCGCTTCGGCAAGGTTCTGATCGGCGGGCATCATGGACACGGCGCAAAGCCTAACGATCTACCCCTTCTTATGGCGGTGGATCGCGCCGAGGATTGGGGGGCGACGGAGTATCGCTACATCTTCATCGGACACATCCACCACGACACCGTGAAGGAGATCCAGGGGGTGCGGGTCGAAAGCCTTCGAACGCTGGCGCCCAAGGATTTCTGGCACGCTGGTGCTGGATATCGATCCCTGCGGGACACCCGCGCCATTGTCTACGCGGCAAGTTTTGGCGAGGTGGAGCGGCACACTTGCTCTGCGGCCATGCTGCGAGCCGCCTAGACCTGTACAGAAATCTGTACATCACCGGCCCAACGCGCCGCCTGAGTATGCCCCAAACGGCATAAACCAACCTTATGCGCTGAAGCGCATAGCCCCCTCACATCGCGAGGTTTCCATGAGCTTCGAGGCTATAGGCGCCCTCGTGGGCGTGTTCGGCGTGCTGTCTGCCCTGGCTGGACTGCTGATCAAGATCGGCCGGGCCAAGGAACGGCTCGTAGATCTGACCCGCCGCGTGGAGCGCCTTGAGGCCGACGACGACGCGGAGGACTTCGCCCGCATGTCCCCCAGGACGCGGGGGCGTGACGAGTAGATGGCTAGTTCCGCACAGAAGGGCGCGGCTGGCGTCGCCGCCCTGTTCATCGCCTGCGCCACCGCAGCCCCCCTGGTGATCCAGTGGGAGGGCTGGGAGCGCAAGTCCTACGCCGATATCGTGGGCGTTTGGACCGCCTGCGCCGGCACAACCCGAGGCGTGAAGCCCAACACGACCTACACCGATACTCAGTGTCAGAGCTTGGCGGCGCGTGAGCTGGTCGAGTACGGCGCGGCTATCTCTCCATGCCTGCCTGAAGTGCTCCCGACCGAGACGCGAGCTGCGTTCGTGTCGGCGGCCTACAACATCGGCACACAGGCGTTCTGCGGCTCGTCCATGTCCCGCAAGGCCCTGGCCGGGGATCTACGCGGGGCTTGTGACTCGCTGCTGGCCTGGAACAAGGCCGGCGGCAAGGTCGTGAAGGGCCTCGACAACCGGCGCAAGGATGAACGCGCCCTGTGCCTGGAGGGCCTGTCATGAGGGTGTACATCTACATAGCCGCACTGTTGGCCGTCCTGGGGCTTCTGGGGGGCCTCTACGCCAAGGGGCGCAGCGACGGCGTGACGCAGTGGAAGCCGAAGGCCGAGGCCGCCCAGCAGCTCGCCGCGGGCTGGGAGAAGTCCTTCCGTCGATCCGAGGCTATCCGCGCCACAGAGGCCCAGGTCGCCCGCCAGGCCGTCGATAGCGTCCAACTCCAGTGCGACGCCCGCGTGAAGCAGGCCCGCGCTTCCGCCAAGGTTATCCGGGAGATTGTTAATGCGCCCGTCAAGCTCGATGCTGACCGTTGCCCTATCCGCCCTCTCATTGGCGCTGACCAGCTGCGCGACGCCCTCCAGCCTCGTTGAGCAACCGAGGCCCCAAGCTGTCGATCCACGTATCTGCGCTGCGCTTGAGAAGGAACCTCAGGTCCAGGGCGGTGTGATCCAGCCGGCGACCGCGGCCGAGCGGCAAGCTCTGTCGGACTTCCTGAACTCTGTGGCTGAAGCTCTTAGCTGGGGGCGTCGAGGATGGGAACGGGCTGGGCTCGCGAAGGATTCCGCCTGTTCCTCGGGAAAGTGACGGACCTATTCTGGCTGTCACTGATGCTGGTGGTCATGGTGATGTGTGTCGTGGTGGCGAAGCGGCTACTTGCGCCCCGCAGCTCGTCCGCGATTGCCAGGCGGTAGCGAAAGCACGCCGCACGCCAGCAAGCCGTCCTGAACCAGCTTGCGGGCTACGAGCTCGAGCGGCTGGCCACTGAACGTTTCGTCGCGCAATCGAACCAGAGCCGCCCACTCCCTGGCAGGTAGGGTTAGAACCACCTCATGAGGTTGGTCTTCTAGGCCTGGGAGGTAGGTTCTTTCGGTCATGTGTTCCGGTCAGGGCCGCCGTCGCGCTTCGGAGATGGCGCCCACGAAGTAGCCGCCAATGCCGCCGAAAAGCAGGCCAGCCGCAAGCCACAGAAGTTCTACAGGCATCGTCTTCCCTCAATTGATTGTTGGCGCTCCCGGGGCCTAGCCGTCAACCTGTGGGGCCTCGGGACTTCCCTCGGCTAGGCTGCGCGCGCGACTTCGAGGTTCGGGGTCCATGAGGTTTTGCGCCAGCGCTCGGCGAGTTGCTGTTCGTAGACCTCCACGCCCCATCGGTTCAGCGTGTAGTGCTCAGGGGTGACGTGGCGGCCCGTGTAGCGAGCGGCGTGGTATTTGCCATCCATGATCTCCGACAGGCCTGAGAAACGCCCAAAACCGCTGTAGGGCTGCCACGCGGAGGTTCGATATCGACCCGGGCGCCACGCGCTCGGCCCGGAGGGGTAGCGCCTATGCAGGCCGCGTCGATCTAGGAACCGCTCGTACGGCTTGCCCCAGTAGCGGTCCCGATGTTCGTAATCATAGGGTGCGTGCTCGCGGGCGTGCTTCTTCGGCTGCCACGGCGCCCAGCCTGACGCTGGACCGAGTTCCATGCGGCGCTTGCTCATCGTCTTCCCTTCAGATCGCAGGATGTTTGGGGGCAGCGTGCGAAGACACGTCGCCGCTGGGTAGAACTAGAGGCCCCCATCCTTACCCTTCAACACCGCCAGGACCAGGGCGACGGCGGGGGTCTTGGATGTCGCAATGATGTTGTCGGCGAGTGGTGTTTCCAGGTTGCCGATCTCGGCCGCGCACTCTCCTCCAGTGGAACTGACGACCCACCACCACCCCGGCAACACCCTCTCAGCCAGCCCAAGTGCCGCATCGAGGCTGGAGGTGAACGGGGGCACTTGCCAATCGCGGGCGCCGCTCAGCCACACGTTTTCGTCCGGATGGCTAGCAGCGCGTGCAGCGATCATGTCCTCGATGTCAGGGCGACGCAGGCGCGCAATCAGCTCAACATAGAGCCGCGCATCCAATTCCCTATCCGCCTCCTCAGCCCCTTCTAAGCGTGTGATTAAGTCGGAGAGGTCGGTCATGTGTTCCTCCCGGGACCACGCCCCGACTGGTCAGTGGTGCCATCCTGAGAGCGGGCCTTCTGCCACACCTCGAACGCGTCCCAAAAAGGGTGCTCCTCGTCGGCCAGCGGCATGTTGTTGGCTGGATCGCCCCATTCGTCGGTGAGGATCGGTCCCCATTGATCGCTGAATGTGAAGTGCCAGTACCGGCGCATTGCCCAGACGCGATGCACGTCGCGCTTGCCGAGGTGGTTGCGGTGAGCGTTGCCATGAGCCATGTCTAGGCCCCAGTCGTGGGGGTGGACATGATGCGACGGAGTTTCGCAATCTCGCGGTTTGCCTCCTCGATCTTAGCGCGGCTTCGCCGCTCCAGGTCGAGATAAGAGCGCGCGAGATTCAGCCATTCGGGATGCTGATCCGGGTCGTAGGGCTCGCCAAGCCACTCCAGGCAGAAGCGGCGCGCCCGTTCATGATCTTCGGGGCTCACGACCGGCCCCCCGCCTTGCCCCTGCGGATGTGCGGAGGCCGCTTCCACGGTTTGACGGGCGGGCCGCCAGCGCACGATAGGAAGGCGCAGCCGAGAGCGAAAGCGATGAAGGCCGGGAAGACAGATTCGGTCATGAGTCACCCATGAGGCGGTCCAGGGCGTCGCAGAGTTCGGCTAGGGTCTCGCCGCAGTAGCCGCTGGAAAGGCCAAACTCCGCGCTTGCGTTGATGACGGCGTTGCAGGCGCGAACGAGGCGCTCTTCAGCCGCAGAAGTCTCCGCGTCGGTTTGGCCATTTGAGGCCAAGACGGGCTGGCTCTGGGATGCCATATCTTCCATTTATTCTCTTCCTAGGGAGGGGGTGGGCGGATCGGGCAGGGGTAGGTTTGTGGGTGCGACGGCCGTGATCGCGAACATGGCTCATGGCTGTTAGGAGCCTGTCTCAGGGATTGAAGCGGCGTTGCTCAGACCGGCCGGATCTACGCGTGTGATGTGGTGGCGTAGCAAGGTGAGAAGGTCGCGAGCTTCAGGCGCCCATAAGTCCAGCCTCACGCTCTCTGTTCGCGTGATCGCTGCGCGCTTGATGGCTTCGTCCATCTTCTGAGCGAGCGCGTTCAGGTCGTAGCTCATGGTTCGATCCCTATCTCGGTCTTGGAAGTGGCAGGGGTGGCGCGAGGCGGTTGCAGAATCAGCGAATGCTTTTGGCGGGCGACGACGCTGGGGAACTGTTCGCCTGCGTAAGCAAAGGCGGCCTCTCGCTCATCGAAGGCGAAGCCTCGGACATAGAAGCCCGAGTTGCTGGCACCGCGCCGGTCAACGGAATTGTCCCACCAGAAGAAGGCCCACCAGAACGACAGGCCGCCGCAAGTCGAGAAGACCTTGCCGTCGTAAACGTCAGGGCGCTTCCCGTTATTCAGGAGGCCACCGTCCATCAACGCGTCGGACCAGGGGAAGCCGGGAATCTTCTGCTTGGCGTCCCAGAGTGTATTGCCGTCAGGGCGGTGCAGGTAGTGTCCAGGCCGGTTCCAGCAGCCGAAATACAGCGCCAGCTTGCCCTCCGCGCGACCTCTTTCGACCGCCGCTGCTAGACGCTCGCTCATGGCGTTTCGATCCCTGCTTTGGTCTTGGAAATCAGGTCTTCGACCTCTTGGAAGGCGGTCCGCCTGGCCATGCCGCCCACGTCCGAGTAGCAGCGGACCTTGTGCTCGGCGATATACGCGTTGACCGCCCGCAGCGCGTAGGCGTCGTTCAGGGCGGCGCAGACGTACTCCCAATCCGCGATGCTCAGCCGCGCCCTGATGCGGAATTGCTGGGTGACGATGTCCGTCACGGTTCGATCCCCTGCTTCGTCTCCGAACTGGCGTTGGCCCGCCATTTCGCATTCTTCTCTCGATGGCAGGTTCGGCATCTGCGCTCGGGGCGTCCGCGCCTTCCCTTTCCGAAGATCAGATTGTCACCAGCGTAGGCATGACCCTGTGGGCAGTGCGTTTTCGCCGCGTTTAGCGCGGACTGTCCGTCGCTGTTCTCAATCGAGTTGATCTGCGGCGTGACGGGTCGAACATGGTCCGGGTTGCAGCACGCTCGATTCTTGCATTCGATGTGGTCGAGCAGCAGGCCGTCTGAGATCGGACCATTGGTCAGGGTGTAGGCGACGCGATGAGCGCGCAGCTTCTTGTAGTTCCAGGAGACTTGGCCATATCCGTTCTCGAAGAACGACCCCAGCCACGGCCAGCAAGCACCCTCGCCACCCGAGCGATCGACCTTCGACCAGAACTTCTCAGCCGTCATTGGCGCCGGCATCATCCTTCTCCGTGATCTGGAACGGTCTCAGAACTCACTAGGGGGTTCATGACGGGTTCTCGGCTTCTTTGGCTTACCAAAAGCTGATCCCCCAACCTGGAAGGCTAGGCGTCCACATCATGGCGAACGGGCCAAACGCGAGCCCTGGCGGAGACCGCGAGGCCTCGAAACAGCAGAACAAGCCGACCGCTATCGTGAGCGGACCCAACTCAAGCTGGACGCGCCTCATGACGGGTTCTCTGACTTCGTAACGCTGACGGTGACCCGCGCTCGTTTCCCCTGAAGCAGGACGTCGAAATCGCACGAGAAGCCGTCTCCGGTCTCGCGTCCGCTGCCTGGAACCCGCGTGAACTCGACGTCGCACGTATGGACATCGCGGTCCTGGAGGGTGCCGTCCACATACCGTCCGATGTCTTCCAAGAAGCTCACGACTGACCCTCCGCCTTGGCGATGGCTCGCACTTCTGCGACTAGGTAGTAGGAGGCAATCGACTCCTTTCCGCAGTTCCCGTTCGCCTGCGCCCCGCACGCCGAGCACTTGTCATTCGGGCCGTAGACGCGCCGATCGATCTCGAAGTTGTTGACCGGACATTTCGCCACGTAGGCATCGTAAGTGGCCAAGGCGCTGACGAGCCGCTCGGCCGCAGAAGGCTCGGCGGTAGGGGGCTGGATGGGCTGGGTCCCATCGCCGCAAGGCTGGCTCCGGGAGCTCATCTTATTGATTTCCTTCATTCTTCACTCCAGAGCGTTCGGGGGAGAGGTAGCCCAAGCCGTCCTCGCCAAGCGTCGGGGTGAGGGGAGGGAAGCGTTTGCGGGGCGTTGTCCCCCAGGTCTTCCATCCGGTTTGACGGGCGTCCCAGGCGTTGCGCCCGCTGTCCCGACTTTCGCTGATGTGCAGACTACTCAGCATCGCCTCACAGTCCGTCAGGATCGCCGCTAGGGCTTCGGGGGCGAGGTGACGGAAGCCGAGGGGAACTTGCGCGCCCGCTGCTTCGTCATAGGTGTGCGTGGCCCACTCGCTGATCTCCGCAAACAGCGCCTCGATGTACCCCTGAACGAAGGGGGTTAGCTCGATCCAGCGATAGCTCATCAGCTCGCCGTGGCTGTCACGGAACTGTACCTCGCCCGAGGTGTCCAAGGTGAAGGTTTCCGCGGTCATCTGCCTCTCTCCGTTTCGTATCTACGATTGAAGCTATATCGTACATATGATAGCGTCAATAGCGTACATACGGAAAAGGTGAGCTTTGACAGACATTCGTACATACGGCACACCGGCTCGCATGCCGCGCGCCAAGCTGTTTCCGATTCGGATCACACTCCCACTCACGCGGGAGATGTTGGCTGAGGTGGATGCGGCCCTGGCCGATAACGAGGATCGGGTCTCGCTGATCCGGCGAGCCATCGACGCTGAGCTCAAGCGCCGCGCTCGGAAGCGGTGACCGCCGTGAGGCGCTTCATGCGCGCCTCCGTCTTGCGGCGATCTGTTGAGCGCGCTCGTAAGCTCTCTCCGCAGTCGCTTGGTACAGCCTGCGTTTGAAGCGCGTGATCTCCTCGGCTTTCTCGGTCATGAGAGCGTCGAGCTCTGGCTCCGCCAGGATGTCATCCCGGTACGCCTCGCAGGCCATTCGTGCCTTGTTGCACAGGTCGGGGATCGGCTTGGCCGCATCGTGGGCGCTTAGCTCGAACCACTCCCGGCCCAGAGCGACATCGGCGAACAGGCGATGAAGGCGGCGCTCGACCTGGCGCGCCATTCCGCGAGGCGCGAGATGCGTGGAGACGGCCCGCAGGCCGTAGGGGTTGCCCGCCTCGAAAGCCTTGATGCGCGCCGGCACATCTTGGCTGATCCCGATCTTGACGGGCTTCTCGTCGCGGCCGGACGCGATGACATACACCCAGCAATTCGCGAACCACGCGGCGTGCCCTTCAGCCCCGATTGACGGATGGACAAACCCCCAATAGGGAGCCCCCTCAGAGCCGCCCGAAAGTTTTGCAGGTAGCTGGTAAGTCATTGATTCAGTTTCGCCCGTCTGAAGTGGGTTTCACACGCAAGGCATTGACTGTATTGGCGTGCATCCAGCTTTGGGAGCAGAGGGTCGTGTGTTCGAATCACACCGCCCCGACCACGCCGGAACATTGATTATACTATGGAATTTGGCTTCCATGGTCTAGCTCGCTCCCGACAGTTTTGCATCGGGTTTTGCATTCGATGCTCCCGATGCGTTCTCGTCGAGCCTGCGAATCCGGTCCAGCAGCAGCTCATCTTTCTTCACGTAGCGGTCGATCAGCGTCTCAACGTAGTCCTCCGACCACGTCATGATCTCCGCGATTTCGCGGATCGACAGGCCGCCACGATAGAACCGGGTTGCGGCGGTTCCGCGCAGATCGTGGAAGTGCAGGTTTGCAATCCCGGCGGCGTCTCTGGCTTCCCGCCAGGACGAGCCGAAGCCGGTCTTCCAGGGGCGCCCGCGCGTCGTCACCAGGACCGTCGTTGCGCGCTTCTTCAGCCCCTCGAGGTAGGTCCGCAACTCGCCGTACATCGGAATGAGCGTGGTCTTGCGGCCCTTGCTCTTGCCGGTGGCGATCTCGATACTGTTGGCCTTCACGTGCGACCACGACAGCCTCAGGAGGTCCGATTGGCGGAGGCCGGTCAGCGAGGCCAACATGGCGGCCTGCACGATCTCGGGCGGGGCCACGGCCTTCAGGGCGTCCAGATCCGCCTGCGTCCAGATCATGCCGGAGCGGTCAGCGCTGTAGATGGTCTCGATGCCGCGGCCGGCCACGATGTTGTTCAGGAGCTTGCCCTCGGCCTGGCCGAAGCTCAGCAGGCGCGAGAGCACTTGGATGCCCATGTCGGCAGCTCTGGGGGTCGCGGCGAACTTGTTCCGCCACTTGGTGATGATGGGCCGCATCTGGGGTCTGTCGAACTGCTCGACGCGCAGATCCCCGAACTCTTCCTGAATCCGGTCGAGCCACTTGGTCCAACTCGCCTTGGTCTTGTCGCTGATGGGCTTGGGGCCGCGGCCGTTCCAGGCGTCCGACGCACGGAACATGGCGCATAGCCCTGACATCTTGGACTTGTCGCCGCCTTTGCGATCGGCGTGGTGCGCGGCGAACTCTGCGGCGAACGCTGGCGTGCCGTAGGGAGCCTTGACGCGCGGGCCGCCCCGCCAGGCGTAGTGATAGGTCCGGCCCTTGGCCGTGACCGTGTAGAGGCCCTTGAGCTCAATCATAGCCATGCTTGGCCGCCCACTCCGCTAGCTCTGCGTCGAGTGGGTCAGAGGGTGGCGCCATATCGGCAGGGGAGGTCAAGGGCTCGCCCACCAGCGCAAGCACGCTCCCATCCGGCCTGGACAGGTAGCCAGCGAAGGGAAGGCCCTCGCCCTCGATGGCGCGCTTCATGCGGCGCATCTGCGCTTGCGACACGGCCCGGCCCATTACGGCTGCACCTTAGGATCAGGATTTGAAGCGTTCCCGGGGCCTAGCTGGACCTCAGTGGGGCCTCCGGCTTCGCGCGTCGGCTCTCGGTTCGCCAGTTCCAGCAGCACGTCAGCGTGACATGGCGCGTCCAGTTTGCACCAGCACGCGAGGTTCTTACCGCGAAGGCTGGGAAGTCCCTCGACGAGCCTAGCCCTCCGTGGGTACCCGGCGTAGGCATCCAAGGCGACAGAGAGCGACCCCGTCTCAGAGCTGCGGCCCTCTAAGCCGCTCGTCACGTACTCTCGGAAAACCAACACGCAGCACCGATCGCCACCACAACATTCGCAGGGCGCGAGCGAGCAGTTATGCGGCCGAGTGCAGAGAGACGGATTTCCGAAGCGCGTCGTCCGATCCACCTTCACGGTGTTCTCGGGCATCCGCCAGCCCTTGGCCCGGCTGAGTTGAACGCGGACGGGCATCACTCTCCCTCCAGCGGAGAACCGTCGTCAGTGACGTGGCGCGCCATGTCCGCCCAGGCCGCCAAGTAGTTCCCTAGGCTGCAAAGGTCGCCGTAGAGAGCCAGCAGGTGTTCGCGCCGCAGCCTCGCGGGGATCTTCTCGTCAGCCACGAGTGCGGATCCAGACCAATCGCGAACGACCTGAAACCAGTGATCAAACTCGGCGGCGTCCCACCCTTCCGACTTGCAGAGCCCATCGGATTTCGGCGAAGCCGTACCGCCGCTCTCGGTACATGATGCCCCCAAGGCGGCATGAGCCTCTTCGATGAGCCGATTGATCACCGTGTGGTCGCAGGCCTCGTCCTTCATGTACTCGTCGTACATGGCATCCAACACCCCCCGCACCTCTCCAAGCTGTCGCTCTAGGTCTTCAGAGACGCCGATTTCGAACGAGATGCGGTTGTTGGCGATCTCAAGCTTTCGCTCAAGGCCGGCGAACGCCTCGATGATGGGTCTTGCGCCATTCCAGTTGCCGGGCTCGCCGGTGGCTCCGGTGACCGCCTGATAGGCCTCATGCAGCGACGACTTGTGGGCACGCGCTTCCATCGCCCATTGCTCGGCCTGACGACGTAGGCTCTCCCTCTCCCGCTCTAGATCGGAGACCTTGGACTCGGCGGCTTCAGCACGGGCGCTCAGATTGGCGTAGATCAGCGCGCGGTCATCCGGCAACTCGGCCAACAGAGCGCGCGCCTCGTCCCGTTCGCGCTCGGCGGCTTCCAGGGCTTCAGCGGCTCGGCGTTTCAGGTCTTCGTCGCAGTTCTGACAGTCGCCGGCATGGAAGCCCCTGCGTGGCTCTAGCAATTCCCGTCGCAGTTCGGCGTTGTCCGCCCCGTTTGGGTGGGTGGTCATGCGCAGATACCCCGGCAAGTGCTGCACACCCTCCAGCAGGCCGGATCGGTGCAGCCCTCTTCACCGCCGATAGCCGGGCAGCAGTCCTCCATGCAGGAGTTGTAACCGCCCTCGCCGAAGCAGTCGGGGCAGTCCATGCATTCGGAGTCCTCGTAGAAGTCGTTATCGTCGGGGTCGATCATGCCCCTTCCTTTCCTGAATTGAGTGTCTCGGCCTCCGACAGAGCCGCACGACCGGCCACGTGACCCCAAGTCTGGCCGTTGAGCAGTCGCTGAATGGTGGTCCGATTGACGCCGTACTGTTTGCCTATCGCCGTCGAGCCAATGCCTGAACGGCGCAGCCGCACTATCTCGCGGACATCATCCTCGGTCAGCTTGGCGGCAGCTGTCGCCTCGCCTCGCGGAGAGTGGCCGGCGCGGAAGTGGGCTTGCTCCGACGTGATGCAGACCGCCCGGCCCTTGGCGACCATGTCGCGCATGTTGTCGCGCGCAGTGCCGGCGAAGAGGTGTGCGGGGTTGCCGCATGAGGGAGTGTCGCAGTGGTGGCAGACGAACATGCCTGGCGGGAACGGGCCGTTGAACCGTGCGTACATCTCCCGGTGGACCTTCCGCCCCTTCCCGTCGATAAAGGCAGTGCCGTAGCCGTCTTCGTTCTTGCAGCCGGTCCAGAGCCAACAGCCGTTGTCGGCCGGGGCGAGCTTTGCGACGAGCCGGGCCGCAATCGGGTCTCGACTGACGATCTCTCGCTGAGCCTTCGTGATCTTCTCGCCCATGCTACTCGCCCTCAGAGGAAGGGGTTTTTGGCCTCCCGGGGCCTAGTTCGGCATCGGAGGTGCCAGCCTGAGAGCGGGCCGCCACTTCTGCCTCGTCTAGTTCCGCGTGGATCTGTGACGTGCGGTCTAGGTCGGCCAGCATAGCCCTAAGGCCCTTGACGCACCCGTTGCAGAGGTGGCGACCGGCCCCCTCCTTGTGCAGCCACACCGCGCGTATGTCGCCGGCCGCCATGTGGATGATCCCGACGCCGTTCGTGTCGGTGATCCCGCTTCCGCACAAGTCGCAGGAGTAGTTCTTGCGGACGCTCACGACCCTTCCCCTTCCGGCTTCTTCTGAGGAGCCGTGGCGGCGCAGAGCGCGTAGACCAACTCGTCAGCGCTCACGTCCTTCAAGGCATCGCGGAGGGCCGCGGCATCTGCGTGCTGGTCCGAGCTGCACCCAACGAACTCATGGAAATCGTCGGCAGCCTCGTCTTGGCAATACCGATCGAAGTACCGCTCAGCGGCGCGGGCCAGTTCCAGCCAATCGGTCGCGATGTCCTGCGGCTGGCGGATCGCGCCTTCCGACTTCCGCTGACCCTCGGATGCGAACGGCCGAAGGCCCTCGCTGGCACTCTTGGCAACGGATGAACCATCCCCACCCACAGACACAGGAAGGGCGGAGAAGATCTCACGGGCTTTGGTGCGAGCGGCTTCGATCTCCCGGATAGCCGTCCGAAGCGCCTCCGTGTTGTCGTCGCGGCTGGCCCACTCGTACTGCTTGAAAGCCCACGGATCGATGATCCGCGCGGCCCGCTCTACCGCTTCCTCTACCCCAGCAGCCGGGGCAGAGGCGGGGAGGGAGGAGAGAACTTCGTCCGTCAGCTCGTAGAGGCGGCGGGTGTTCTCCTCGTACGAATTGCCGCCTAGTTCGTCATGCAGGGTGACGGTGTCCGGGCCGCCATGATCGTCGACAACGACATAGGAGCCGATGATCTGAGCGACCGTGTCCCGCAGCCCAGCAGCTTCCTTCTTGGTAGGGGTCATGGGACAGGCTCCCAATGCCGAGTAGGAAGCCACTTGCGGTGTTTGAAGGGTTCGCCTTGGTCCTCATCTTCAAACTCGATGAGGGTCCTGACGGGGTCACTCTCGATTACGACGCCCTCGCGCTCATCGAATATCGAACGGACGCGCTGGCCCACGTTGTGCGGTTCTGCAGTCATGCGGCCAAGTCCTGTCCGTTGATGTGGCAGAGGAAATCGCACGCAGGAGCGATAGGGTTGAGCGTGGACTGGTCGGCGGGGATCTCGTCGATGAATCCGCGGATGTTCCTGACCGAGCCGTCAGGCAGCTCCTCGCGATCGAGGATCACCAAGCGGACGCCAAGGTCGCGCGCCATAGCGGCCGTCTTGGCGAAGCGATCTGGGAAAACCTTCCGGAACAGCGCCCAATAGGCCGGACTGGTGGACTTCACGCATCCCGTCTGAAGGCAATTCGCGTTCGGGAAGCCCATCGCATAGGTTCGGGGCGGAGCAATCCCTGTGTCCTGCATCATGGCGAGGCAGTTGGCCTTGCTAATCTCGCGCTCGATCAGCGGTGCGCGGGCGATAAGATCGGGGTAATTCTTCTGGAAGTTCTCAAACCGCTCGCGGTCCTTGCTGTCCCAGGTGTAGCCGAACACATGGACGTCACCGGGCTGCTGGAAGGCGAGCCGTGGCGTCACCTTCTGTTCCATGGTGCAGGGAGCGCCAGCTATACCGCTCATGTAGCGACGCTTCGACCACACCGCGTAGTTGTCGGCGAAATCGGGGTTCTTGAGGCTGATAATCTCGCGGTTCAGCCAGCGGACGCAATCTGCCCGAAAGCGGGCATTGTCTTCGTCCTCCGACCCGGTGTCGCAGTGGACAACCAAGGCCTCAGGATTGTCCCGCAGCCAGAACTTTGCGGCGACGGCGCTAGCGATGCCATCGGAGAACCAACACAGGTCGCGGCCCCCAGGTTGTTCGCTAGGCCCCGGGATCACGGCCATATCTTCTCTCCGTCCATCCTTGGATTGGGGTTGGGTCATCTCGGCACCACCCGACCATCAAACGTCCGCTTCAGCGTGGGATGGGTAAGGCCGCCGGCCTTCTTCACTTTCGGCCTGGTGAGCTTTTCCTGACGCCGAACTTTGGCGATCCGCGGCGCATCGCGCTTGGCGGTCTTTTCCGCATGGCAGCGTTCATGCGTCGGGTAGAGGTTGGCGTCGCTGTCGTCGGCCGTGACCTCGCGCATCTCGCGATGGTCGTAGCGAACCGTTGGGCCTTCGTGCGGGACCGGCTTTCCGCAGAGGTAGCAGATGCCGTTCTCGCGGTTCCAGACGCGGATCTTGACCGCCTTGCTTGGCGTCGGGCGATCCGGGATCACCACGCGCTCGCGGGTCATGAGGGGGTTGATGGTCATCCGCCCCGCCCACGTGCAGCTGACACGATCTTGGCGAGGCCATCTACGACGAGCCAGCCAACAAGCACCGTCACAAAACCGCTCTCAGAGGAGCGGAAACACCACTGAACGAACGTGAGAAATTCCATCACGCGGCACGCGCGGCGGGCTTCGAGCTCTCGCCCCCACCCGCCGCGTCCCTGCCGCCATCGAAATGCCGAATGGTGAGCCCTTCGTTCGCCGCCCAGGCCAACGTGAACTCCACCAACTGGTTGAAGTCGGTGACGCTGAGCGCCGAGGTGCTCAGACCGAGCGGGACCATGCTCTTGCCGTCCAGGCTGGGGATCATGTCGATCTCTCGGCCGAGGCCATGCATGAAGGCGGCCTTATACGCCTCCATGGTCATCTCGATCCCGCGGTGAACGGGCCGCTGCTTCATGATCTGGCCGATGAGCCCGTGGATGGCCCGGTTCTGGCGCTGGGTGCGGGTTTCCTCACCGATCTCCACCCGCGTTCCTAGCGGAAGGCTTCCCACGATCAGAGCGACCGTGTTGC